TTATTTGCGTCAGTAGTAGTCACCGTACTTCCGTCATTTACATGAAGCTTTTGTCCAGGCGAAGTTGTTCCGATTCCTACGTTGCCGTCAGATCTAACTACCATTTTATAACCGCCGTTGCCATATACACCCAAAACAAGGTTTGAAGCAGTAGTTGAATCTGACCTAACTAGTAAACCTGCTCCATTTGAATTTGTGTTTAATATTCTACCTGCCCAAGTTGTAGAATTATCTTCTACATCTATTTTCATATCAGGCGAAATTGTACCAACTCCAAAATTTCCTGATTCCGTTAAAGTAAATTGATTTACTGTTGTATTAGTTGAATTATTCCTAACTGCTAATATACTACTTGAATAACTGAATAATACAAATTTATTATCGTCTGAATCTGTTAATCTTAATTGTGAATTAGTGCTTTCAACATCTAAAGTCCCAGCTAGTTTTCTATTTCCTTTTTGATATACTTTATATACTTTCCATCCTGATATTCTACAAGCCCTTGTTCCGCTTCCAGCTCCATAGTTAAACAAAGCCTGAGGTGTCCAATATTTTGTTCCGTTTTCAAATGTGCCAATAGTGCTTGCACTAAAACCACCAATATAACCAGAAACTTTAGTCCATGATGTACCTGGATTTGTATTAGACATAACCCAATATCCATAAGAACCTGGATGACCACCTAAACTACTAAAATTTTCATTAAATTCGTTACTACCCATGTAATGGCGTTGATCGGTACCTACATTTTGAATATAACATTCCATGTAATAATCAGCTTGAGTAGGTGAATCAGTTTCTACAGGCAAGTAGGGAAAACCTGAATTATATACACCACCTACATATACACCACCTGCTAAATATAAACACCAGCCTCCTGGTGCTAGAGATGATTGTCCACTAGTTTGATCCCAATATACAGTAGAAGTAGTTCCACCAAATAAATCTGCAATTTCTTGACTTGACATTGTAGGATCTAATTCCCATACTGCCTCACCCCTATCATAATGACCTACGCTGTGTTTTCCAGTATTTCCTCTTTTGTTTTTTCTTTGTATAGCACCGTTTACTGTTAATTTTAAATTTGGAGATGTATCTGAAAATCCAACATTTCCGTTATCTAATATTGTTATTGCATCTGAAGTATTTTGAGTGCCTAAAATTAATTTTCCTACAGGCCTGTTTCCAGAACTACTTGTTTTTATGTGAAAATTTCCAGTAGAGGCGGCTAAGTGCATATATGCTCTATTCCAATTAGAAGTATCATTATCATAATCACTTCCCCAAACTTCAACATAAGAATCAGAATTAGTGGCATTAGGCATTACTCTTAAAACACTTATACTACTACCTCTAGGTTTTAAGTGTACATAATCAGCTGATTGACTTGTTTTACTAAGCTCAAAACCATATGATCCTCCTTCTATTTTTAACGTTGTTGTCGCTGTGTTACTAGTTTCTCTAAGAACTAACTTTTCATTAGGAGAAGTTGCGCCTATTCCAACGTTGTTACCCACTAAAGCCATAGTGTGTGAAGCACCAGACCAAAAGTTTATATCTGCACTATTGTACATATTAAAAGATGAAGCACCTTGCCCACCGCTTGATCTAGCAGAACTATTTCTCCATATTTCACCAAAAGCAGCATCATCATTTAACCACTTTTTACTTACATAAGCAGAACTTCCAGCATTTGAATTTTTAGCAAAAACACTAAACAACCCACTGTTTACGTTGCCTTCAACCTCAAGTTTAGCATCAGGTGAATCCGTTCCAATTCCAACGTTTCCAGCAGATGAAATTCTAAATTTCTCTGTTAAAGTTGAGTTGTTAGAACCACCTGTAAATGTTCCAACAACAAAAGCTCCTGCAGCTTGATTTCCATCTTCATTAATAGCTCTTAATACAACGCTTGGTCTAGAGTTTCCAGTACCACCAAAAGTATTTAAACCTGATCCAGCGCCGCTCCATAGTTGAAAAGCAATTTCTGCATAATCACCTGTAGTTGAATTTTTATTAAGTTTTAAATTACTAGTTAATCCTGTGGCAGTAGATTGAATATCTAAAGAATAATTAGGTGATGATGTTGCAATACCAACCTCTCCAGTTACACTAAAATCACCTGTATAAGAACCAGACATAGTAAGTGTTCCAGTTGATGTTATTGTGCCACCTGATAATCCGTTGCCTGTAGCCACAGATGTTACACCATCCACTGTTCCTGCTGAAGCATAGTATCCGTCAGTTACTCCTGTTCTAAATTGAGCTGGTGTTACATATCTTAAATACGCATCGTTGCTTGCTGTAATTCTTGTGATTGATCCTGTATGGTTTCCAGATACTGAGTTTATCCAGCCAAAGTTCGCATAACCATTAGCTTGAGTTCTTACTATTTGATTAGCAACATTATTAGTGCCTGTAGAATTAATAGCTAGACTGTTAAACGTAGCAGCTGTTATATCTCCAGAAAGCGTTATATTGCCTGTTATGGTTTGTCCGCTAAGAAATTTTATCGCCATGTAGGTAAATTAAATTTTTACACTACAGATATCAATATTCTTGTCGATGCATTTGCAAGTGCCGTAGTGGTACTTATTACAACTGTTGTGGTAGAATCTCTTTGAACATCACAGTAAACAGTATCTCCTGTTGCAATATCAAACAATTGAACTATAACATCTTTAGTGTTTAATGAATGAGTTACGGTAATAGGATTTGTAGTACCATCTCCAATATTAGCTGAGAAATTTAAATTTGTTCCAACACATGTTTGAACTGTTGTACAAAAATCAGTCACTTGAGATGCTGTAATAGCAATATTTTGGTCTGACATTCCTGTTACAATACCGTCTGTATTAATAGTGGCTGATAATGATTTGGCTGCACCTCCATAAGTTCCGTTTGATGTTTGTGGTGCTATAGAAACTGCTCCAGCTGTAACAACTAATCCTCCTGCTGTAGGAAAATTAGCAATACCTCTTACGGTTGCCGTAGCTACATCAATATTATTCTGAATTGTTGTCCAGTCTGATAATGCGGTTGGTGAATCTGATTGAGCTATTAAAGAATCTCCTACTTCAACTGCTTCTGTAAAAAAGTCTCCCGCATGTGTAACAGTGTACATCCATCCTTTTTTAATAGCTGCACTTGGGCTGCTATCTAAGTCAGGCGTGTTGGTTGCTGCGTTATACCCTCCCTGAAATATAACTCCCCCAGCTGTTGCCGCATCAACATACGCTTTTGTAGCGGCATCTTGAGCAGCAGTAGGATCTGTTACACCTGTAATTTTATTACTTCCTATAGCTAGATCTGCATTAGGAGTTCCTAATAAGTTTATTGCAATTTCATTACCTGCTTTTCTTTTTTGATCCGTTCCATCCAAAACAATAAATTCATCAGTCGCAACCCAAGCTTGAGTCATGTCTGGTAAATCTTGTAAAGCTAAATTAATTGTAGCCGCCTTATTGCTAGCATCAACACTTGACGTTACAAGGGTAATTCCTGTGTTAGAAACAAAATCAATAGTAACTCCATTTGTAATTGTTTGAGCATTTGCTCCATTACCTTCAATATCAAAAGAAACAACTGGTGATGCTCCTGAAGCAGCGGTCAATAACCTACCTTGCCTGTCAACAGTTACCGTAGCATTTGTATAAGTTTGGCCAGTCATGTCTGTGGCCGTGTTGTTTAAGGTTATGGTAGTGTCAATAGCAGCTCCATTAGCCGCAACATTAGTTGTAATACCTTGTAAACCTTTAAAATTTACTACTTTTGAGTTTGGAACTGATAATGGATTTGAATTATCACCGTCAATTGTCCAGCTATATAATGATCCATCTAGTGTTACCCAGGCAGTACCATTATTAAACTTTAAAACATCTGTGTCAGTTCTGTATATTAACTGACCTTGTACAGAATTTCCTTGAGTTGGATCAGAACCTAAATTATCAACTGAAAAAGATTTTAATTGATTATTGTTAAGGTTTATATTCGATAAATATGATATTGCCATAGCTTTTTGTTTTCTTAATTAAAATATGCTTCTCCGTTGTTAAATGTTGTGGCAAAGTCAATAGTGACAGTGTTTATATCATCATACGTTACGTCCGCATAAACTTCTTTATATTTTGTTGTTCCACTTACTAATGAAGCAATTGAAACAGATGGATATTTATTCAATCCATGTGTCACCGTATAGGTACTTGCTCCAGTTAATGTAACTTTTTTAGTTGCATCTCCAGAACTACCTGCTGGCGTAAGCAAAGATATGAAATATTCTTTTCCTATTGTTAAGGTTCCAGCCCCTGAAATAAAGGTAAGCGGAACATTATAAAAATCTTCATGTGGAGCTGGTAATGCTGTTGCAGATCCCCATGTAAAAATTCCAAAATTATTTACATTGTCTGTTTGTGTAATTAAAACATCAGCACTAGCTAATGGATTAATGTAAAATGGAGATATGTCTACTCCAATTTCAGATAACTCATTTTTGCTTAATGCTACACTTACAGGCTTTCCACTAACACCATTTCCTATTTGATCAAAATTTATATTTCCCAATGGAGTCAACACTCCAGATGCAGGATTTCTAAAACCTATTGTCCCAGCACCTACAGGTACTGTTTCTGTATATTTGTAATTAAGAGCTTGTCTTGCAGCTCCTTCTTGGTTCATGTAGGCAGCAACAGAATCAATTGTAAAGTTTTTGGTAGCATACGCACTGTTAGCGTCTGACCCAATCCAATAATCTGTTCCTACAAGATTTGTGTCTAAGGGGTAGGTACTAATTCTAGCCATATTAATTTATTATGAAACAAAGATAATCAAAAAGATTTTATCCTTTTTTTACTTTTTCAATCGACCTTCCTCCGAAATAAGCTCCGATGGTTGTCATTAAAACAAGCTGCAAAAGATCCGTCCATTTTTCATCAACCTCAAAAGCGATAAACCCGCTGTCTATAAAAACCATAAGTACTGTAGACACTACTAGAAATATAAGAATTAAAGGGCGTACTGATCTTGTTAGCCAGTTTCCATGCTGTAAATCTACCTTCCATCTTTCCGTCACATTTTTTTGCATATCAGCTTCTGCTGCTATCCATATTTTATCCATTTCTTTTTTAAAAGCAGCCTGCTCATCTTTAGTGTGTACAAACTTGTCAACTATGGATGATATTTTACTAGCTAACCCCCCACCAGCTTTGCCAAATAATTTTGCTAATATTTCTTTCATCTTTTATAAACTTTATCTTCTATTTTATCCAGTCGTTTTGCTTCTGCCTCAATATGTTGTTCTAAAAATAATATTTTTTGATTAATTATTTCAAGTGATTGTGAGGGTGGTAAAGTTTTAGCAACTTCAATCTCTTGTTTGTTTAATTCTATCTGTTCAGTCAACTTTGAGTAAGTTAATACCAAAGAAATTAATCCACCTAAACACACTATTATTGTTTTTAAGTCAAGAGTGAAGTCTTTAACTCCATCTCCATCTAAATCAATCCCTACCGCTTTTTTTTCTATATTATTGTTAGCCATTTGTAATATCTATATAAATTGTTTTACCTTTATCTCTCACCGCTTTTAATATTCTGTTTCTATTCTCTTCTTTTGATTCATAGCTAACATGAATCCAATCTGGATTTGATTCATTCCCAAACTCGTAAATCATTTGATCAAAATCTAGATTTTCTTTAATATAATTAAACATTTCCATATTTGTTTTGTAACCATACAAATCATCTATGTCCATTGCCTTTCCTTCACAGTGTTGTGAAGTAGCACTTCCGCCAATTGCTTTATTTAAAGCTTCAGATCTATAAAAACTATTAATTTTTATAGGCCCTCCAACCCATTGTCTTAATGGTTGAAATACTTTTTCCGCTAACGCTTTCATATTGGCTAAAATCGTGCCATCAGGAGTGTTTGCAATACCTAATCGTAAAGCTGTTATGGATTTTGTTGCTTCTTTCTCTGAAATATTTTTACTTATCATTTTGTTTTAACTTTAGCCATTTGTGTGCAGTGTAGCCAATAGTTAATACAAGTAGAATAATCTTGAGCCAAATTTCTATTTGAGTTAAAGATAATCCTAAGGCTATACTGTTAATCGTGTATAGTTTCCAGTCTGTCATTATTAACAATTTCATATGTTATCTCTAAATCTAAAAGTAAAGAGTTTGTTTGTGTATAATTTACCATATTCCTATCAAAGAATTAGCAGTTGTTCCTCCTGACATTACCTGAATCACTTGTACAGGTAGGTAATCACCTACAGGGAAATTTTTGAATGATATAATTTCTCCGCTTACAGTTCTTACTGTCACATTTTTATATTGATTAGAAGTTGCATCAGCACCTGTATTTATAACTCCTGTATCTCCTACATAAATTAAACATCCAGGGTTATTTGAAGTAGTTGATGAACCTCCATTACTTCCTAAATAAGCAGGATAATATTCAGATCCTTCTTGTTGAGAATAAATTCTAAAATTATCGTCAGCTGTTGTTAATGAACCAAAAATATTGGCACTTAAAGTAAGCTGGTCTTCATTTCCTACAGCAGTTACTGTTGCGATTCCTGCATTGTCAGTATTAACTACAATATCTCCAACTTTAACACCTAAATTTACAAAGTTTATTTCTTCGTCAATCAAAGAGTTTTGTCTTACTATCTTATAATTCTCACTATTACCTCCTGCTTGAAAAGCATCAGAAGCTAGACTAAGTTGTGTCCCGCTATCTACAGCAGTTACAGCTGCGTTTGCAGTATTGGTGATATTATAAGCAACATCTCCAATAATAATTGGAAGTGGCGGGTTAGCCGCTTGAAATGTTGCCGATGCGTCAATTAATTTATTTGTAACAGTGTTTGTAGTTGTACCAGTTGTAACAAAGTTACCTGTACCTATTGCTGCTAAAAAATTTGGGTTTGGAATTGGAATCGAATCACTTGGAGTAACTTGAATCGCTTGTGTGGTGTTAACCGTTATTTTTGGATATGCCATTATTTTAATTTAGAGGGTTAAAAATTCTCTTTTATTTTTTGTAAGGAAACATTCTATTTAAAGAATCCTTACGCTTGTTGCACCCGCAATCGCCATTAGTGACTGACTCTACAACTCTTTTTATTCCTGTGGCTTTAGTAAACTTTTCTATACTATCACCTAATCCTTTAGATTTCATTTTTTAGGTTTAACAAATTGGGCCATAGAATCCATATGTTTCTTTGACTTGTTATATAAACTTTTTCTAAACTTCTTCATTAATTTAGACACGTTTTTATTGCTAAAATTAATTGAATCTAATTTAGACATTTTTTTCTTAACTTTCAACGTGTCTGATTTCTTGCTTCCTAACATTAATTATTATTTAAATGAGAGCCATCGCATTTTCCTGAAGGATCTTCAGTGTAACCGCATTGACAAGGTTTTACTTTATTTTTCATTTAACAGTGCATTTCTTCCTTTAATTCTTTCTTCTATTTCTTTAGCTCTTTCTATCATTCTCAATTGATATTCTTTTTGAGCATTGATAGGATTTTTCTTTTCTTTTAAAACTAATTTTTTTTTCTTTTTAGCCATTTAATTTGATTTATTTCTTTGCTTTTCCTTTAACTTTTTTAAGTTTAGGGTTTTTTCTTTTAGCTTTAGCGCTAGCTTTTCTACTTGCAGAGGCTAATATAGCAGAAGCTGCTTTTTTAGAGTACCCTCCTTTTCTTGCAATTTTTGCAGCTACTTTTTTAAAGCTCATAATTTTACTTTAAATGATCGTGCTTAACAACTTTTGGTGTATGTCTGTATGACATAGATTTGTCAGCGCCATAAGCATGACCATACATTTTTTTAGACATTGCTTTAGACTCATCTCTACGATCCTTCATAGATTGAGACTTTTTTCCGTTTCTAGAACCTAAAGATTCATCTAGTCTAGAATTATACCCTTGTTTTTTCATAATAATAATTTAAGTAACAAATATAATAAATATTTTTTAGCATCTCCAGCGTCTTCTAGCCGCTCTTCCTCGTTCTCCTGTCCAACTTCTCGATCTTGCACAAAAAGCTTTTCTTCGTTTTGCTGCTTTACTTCCTTTTTTTACCCTACCTGTAACGGCTGTTTTAAGTTTTGATCCAGGGTTAGCTCTTCTGTACGCAGCCACCCCTGCTTTAGTCATACCTGCACCTTCAGAAGCTTTACGAAAGTTTCTTCCTTTACCTACAGTAGTTTTTCTGATGTTTTTTTCGGCCATTACGAACTTCTTACTTTTGCTGCTGATGTATTTGATACAAACTGTTTGCCTTTTGAACCTGCTTTTTTCTTTTTTCTAGCTGTTGCTGCTAATTGTCTTTTTGATAAACTACGAGCTTTGGCTAACGGTAGACACCTGTCTGGATTTTTTTTATTCTTACTTGTTCCACAAGCTCCTTTAATTTTTCCATCAGTTCCAACACGAACCCATTTTTGTTTTCTCCATTTTGCTAGCTCACCCATTATTTCTTTTTGCCATAATTAGGATCCTTGCAATATTTACTAGCCGCCATGTTAGCATAAGCAGACGGATATTTATCAAATGTTCTTTTTGCCCAAGCTATACCTGCTGAACATATTTTGTTGCCTTTTTTTTTAGTTCTTCCCTTTGCCATTATTTTAGTTTTTTATCTATTTGTTTTTGAAATCTTTTTTTACTTTTATCCACTTTTCTTTTTGCTTTCTTTTTGTTAGTAATCACTCTAGTTCTTCCTTTAGGATTTCTCAAACTACTAGTAGATACTGTAGCAGTTCCATCATTATTTAAAAATACACCTTTTTGTTTATATCTTCCCCTAGGCTTTCTTAATGAACTCGAGCTTTTAGATTTATATGCGCCAGTCGAATTAGTTACTACCGTTCGTTCTTTACGTTTTACTTTTTTATTATTAGATTTAGAAGTGTATATAGTTGTAACGTTATTGCGTGGCATGATATTTTTAATTTAACTATGATTTTCCCAAGGTAAATCCCTGTCTCTTGTGTTAATTTTAGAAACAGGTATCACTTCTATAGGTGAAGTACTACTTGTTCTGTAATAATAATTATTATGATCATAACGCAACCTGCCTTCGTTCATTTGATTCAAGTGAACTTGTTCATGTGCAACCGCACGCTTTTTATTTTTATTAGAAATGTCTTTGTTTATTTCAATAACTCCATTAGGATTTATTTGTCCATAAACATCTTTAGGTAATTTTTTTTCAGTAACGAGTCTATCTCCATTACTAAATTGTTTATTATACCCAAACATTTCGTAGGTATTTTTTAACTTAAATGACATTTACTTTTTCTTCTTCTTAGCCATCATCATAGGCTTCTTTTTTTTAGCCATCATCATAGGTTTCTTTTTCTTAGCCATCATCATAGGTTTCTTTTTGATTGACATTTTAGGCTTGCTTTTCATAACTGCTGCTTTGAATTTTGGATTTTTGTCTAACTTACCAGACTTAGCTGCTGATTTGAGTTTTGCATTAAACTTAGGTTTTTTCATAGACATCATAGGTTTTTGAACTGCATTTAGCATTGGTTTTTTATTCATCATAATTTATCTGTTTCGGCCTTGCCCTCTGTATATGTTTTTATATCCGCTTTGTCCTCTAGAAGCGTTTTTGGAATGTACTCCAGGACGCTTGCTAGATTTAGATATATACTTTGATGCATTGGGTTTAGCCATTTATATTATTTATGTATTTTTACAAATATACAAATTAAATTAAATGAAAGTTAAAGGCGTAACCAAAAGAAAACCTACCACAAGACGTAAGCCTAGCCATGATTATTTAAAATATTGGAGAGTTATTAGGTATTGGGTAAAAGCTAAGTATGGATTAACTACTCCTGACTTAGAAATGCTATTGTTTTTATACAGCGAAGATATATTTAACAAAACAGAATTTTTAAAATACGAGGAGGTAATGAGCTGGGATGTTAAAAGATTTAAAAGATTACTAAGAGATGATTGGATACATGTTTGGAGGAAGAGAAAGGGCAAAGAGACTACACTCTATGAACTAACTTATAAGGCGAAACGCATAATAACATTAGTTTATAAAAAATTAAACGGTGAAGAAATTGCTGAAACAGCGCACTCCAACCCTTTATTCCGCAATGATGCTTCTTACATGGATAAGGTTTACCGTAACATGATTGTCGAAATAAACAACTTTATAAAACAACAACGACATCTCTCTCAAGAATAATTGTGTAGGGTTCATCGTTTATAAGCATGCTGTGACCTGAGCCGCTGTCGTAATAAATTAAATCGTTTTCTTTTATTACGCTTACCTCACTGCCTGGTTTTACAACTTGGCCTTTTATGTAACGAAACTCTTGCACATCGGCTGCTGATAATAATAACCCTGAATTTGTTTTTATTTCTTCATCAATCTTGTTGATGATAATATACTTACCTATTGGCTTCATGTGTATTGTCCTTCTATCTTGTTTTTTGCTTCAATGACTATGTGGCCATTGTTTTTCAAAAGTTTTTTTGCTTCCTTCAATCTTTTTTCTTTTGTTCTGAAATGTTCAAAAATTTCATTTTCAAAAGCATTTGGTGTGTGTGCCATAATTTTAATTTTAATTTTTTGCTCTTGCATGTGTTACAATCGCATTAGTTGATAATATGGTTGTTGCTACAGACACTGCGTTTATAAGCGCATTCTTCGTAACCTTAAGGGGATCTATCACGCCCATCTTGAACATGTCTCCCATCTTTTCGTTCTTAACATCATAACCGTGATTAAATTCGTTATTTCTGTTTAAAAGAACTATTATATCATTTGGTTCTTTACCTGCATTAATTATAATTTGTTGTAGCGGTACTCTAACGGCATCTCGCAATATCTCATACGCTACGTCTTTGTTTTGATTATCCGTCTCACTAAACACTTGGTCAACACAATTGAACAGTGCCAGTCCTCCTCCCGTTATTATGCCTTCTTGTAAGGCACTGCGCACGGCGCACACCGAGTCATCGACTCGGTCAAATTTTTCTTTTTGTTCCACATCGCTATTAGCCCCAACGTATATACACCCTATCGCTCCTGCTAAACTTGCTATCCTTTGATTTATAAAATCTCGGTCAGCCTGAAATGCCGTAGCTTGTTGTTGTTCTCTAAGCTCCGCTATTCGATCAGTAGTCTGTTGTGTGATGGGCGCATCTTTTATTAGCACGCTATTATCCTTGCCCACTATTATTTTATCTACATGCCCTAGGTCATCAAGATTTAGCAGACTCAAATCATCTCCTGTCTTTTCAGAATAATATTTCGCTCCAACCGCAAAAGCGATGTCCTGCATCAGCTCGTGTTGTTTGTATCCAAAGTTTGGTGGCGAGACATTACAAAGTTGCAATCCATTTCTAACCACATTAGCGGCTAAGGTATTTACAACATTAGTTGCACATGGTGCAATGATTAATAATTTTTTATTTTTTTGTATGATTGGTTTTATTACATTCTCAATTTGTAATATGTTATTAATTTCCTGGTCACAAACTAGAACCATTACATCCTCCATGATACACTCATCCTTACGTTGGTTGTTTAAAAATAAATTAGATGTATATCCCCTGTCTATTTTTATTCCATTTGTTACCTCGGCATATGTCTCGTGGTTCATACTCTTCTCAACCGTTACTATACCGTCCGTTCCAACCTTTTTGTAGGCATCGGCAATGATTGACCCAATCTCTTTGTCGTTGTTAGCTGAAATGGTAGCTACGTCTAACAATCTAGACTTCGTTATTTTCTTAGAACTTTTCTCTAACTCACCTATTAATTTATTTTTATATTCATTTATAAATTTAATTACCTCGGTTATATTATGTTCCGCAGTTAAATGTTTCTCACCTGCATTGACTATAGCTTCAGTCAGTACAATGGCTGTAGTAGTACCATCACCAGCTTGCTGGGCGGTTCGACTAGCTGCATCCTTCATCATCTGAATCGCAAGATTCTCAATAGGATCGTCTAAGAAAATGGAGTTGGCTACGGTTACACCGTCTTTAGTCACTGTAATTCCTGCCAGGTGTTCAGGAGATTCTATTAGTACCGTACGGCCTCTAGGGCCTAAGGTGCTCTTTACTGCTTTAGAAATAGATGTTATGCCATTAATGAGTTTAGAACGACCCTCACTATCAAATGTTAAGTCTTTAGGTATGTATCCAGCTTTGTTCATGTTAAGATTTAATTTAATTTTAAACAAAGATAGTAAATAAATAAACAAATTGTTTACGTCGCTTTCGACAACTTTTTGTTGTATATACAGCCTATAGTATTTTTTATTTATTTTATTTTTTTTCTATAGTATAATAGTACTTTTAGTTGTCGAAGACGACGTTTTAATATAAATATATAGTTAAAGTATTGATTATCAATAAATTAATTTACGACAACTATTACGACAACTTTTTTTTCTTACGACAACTCTTGACGTTTTTTAATGTTTTTTAAAAATTCTAAAAAATAATTTATTATGCGTGCATAACATATTTTTATTTTCAACATTATGTTAAATCCAAATTCGTCGTAAAAAAAAAGAAGGATTCAACTAAGAACCCTTCTTCAATCAACGAATCGAAACAGAACTATATTGTATTAATACTCTAATTGATTAAATCCTTTTTTATCTTCTGCTAACTGAATACCTTCAGCTATCATGTTAATTTTTTTGTCATTGTCTACAGCTCTTTTCATAGAAGCAACTCTAGCAATTCCAGTCTGTCCATCCATACGATCGTTTATTAACCTGCCATTCTTAACGTATAGGCCACCTGTGTAGTTCATATCTTTCATAGTAGTAAAGTTTAGAACAAATATAGTAAAAATTTTTTTGAGCATCAGATACAAAGAACCTGAGGGTTATATATACTTCTGAGCAACACACCCCCCAATATGAAACCGATATTTTACAGAGGTCAACAGAGGAAATCAAAATTTCTTTTCGGATTTTTTAGCTTTTGGTCTAAGGGGTAGCACACCACACGCACACGCGCGCGTTATATTGTACCTGTACACCCCTACATATTACGCCTTAACGTCTCAATCTGTTAACCTTCCCCCCTTTTACCCCTGTTCACGCGTACGCGGTTAAAGAGTAAACCCCTAACGCGCTCAAATAAACGAAAACAAAACCTCCCCAAATACAACAGATATAAACAATTGACGCACAGATATTAAAAGCGTTTAAACGCATTGAATGAAGTATAAAAAAAATTATTTTTTTTCTGTTGGGTAGTGTTTAAACATGATTTAATTATAATTTAATTAGTTTATAAACATTTATTCGTTATATTTGCTTAAATTGTTTAATTAAAACCCCTTAAAAATATGACTATACAAGAAATAAAACAAAGAACGAAAAAAAATGCGCCTCATTATTTCAGCGCAAATACATTAAAATTTTTTAATCAAAGATTATCAGATTTTAAAGTAAAAAAATTAAATGAAACTGAATATTTAATTTATGCGCCATCTTATTGGGATGGGCGCTTAATGGGTACATCTATGAGAATCTTTAACACTATTACGGAAGATTTAGAAAATGCGTCTTTTGTTGATACTAACTTATTAAAATAATAAAATTATGAAAAAATTAACTCGTGAAAATTGGCTTAACGAAGCTAAAAATTTACTTCAAAAAGGAGTATTTAAAACCGCAAATTTGACTATCCCAAAGGACGTTAAAATATCTTGCGGGTTCGCACTTGGAACGCGTAAAACTAAGGCATCAAGATTTTTAACACTCGGCGTATGTCATCCGCGCAGTCATTCTTCGGCTAATGTGAATGAGATTTTTATGAGCCCGCAAAATGATGACACTATAAAAACGCTCGGCGTTTTGGCTCATGAATTAATCCACGCGATAGACGACTGTAAAAACGGTCACGGAAAAGTATTTCGAGACATGGCGCACGCCATTGGTTTAGAAGGTAGAATGACCATGACCACAGAGAGCCCCGGTTTAATTGTAGAGCTTGAAAAAATAGCTCAGAAATTAGGCAAATATCCACACGCGGAAATATTACTCAGCGCACGCAAAAAGCAAACTAGTCGAAATATAAAAATTGAATGCACCGACGATTACGGAAACGGGTGCGGGTTCAGTTTCAGAACATCGCGCAAAAACTTTGATTTGATTACAAATTTTACTTGCCCAGCTTGTCAAAATGAGGCGGGATATATGGCGGAGGCTTAACCGCGTTTAAACGCCCCGACGCCCCGCCTAGCAATAGCGCGGGGTTTTCGTGGTAAAAACAATTAAGTTTTTAATTAAAACCCTTAAAAATATGAACACACAAAAAGAAGTTAAAACAATTAAAATGTTCTCAAACGCGGAAGTATTAGCGATGAATTCAATCGGTCAATATTTAGATAAATTAGATAATGTTAATTTAACATCATCCGAACAAAAACTCTCAATGAATGTAATTTTTGAAGCATTGCGCCAGTTGGACAAAAACAACCTTTTAAAATGTAAACTAGAAGAATTATTCGACTAAAAATTTTTAAACCTCATCGCCTCGCCTCGTTCATTCGTTGCGGGGTTTTGGTGGTAGTAACTTTAATTAAATTAAATTATGATAAGATTTAGCAAAGCGGGGAAAATGCCATGTCGATCTTGGAGTCTTCAAGCGTTGGACACTTGCCCCGCCTCCCGTGATAAAAACGGGGAACTTGTTCCCGCCTGTAAAGGTTGCTACGCGGTCGGCGGAAATTATAGATTTAAGAACGTCAAAAGCGTACGCGAAGAAAATCGCAAAGATTGGAGGCGTGACGATTGGGTAAAAGATATGACTGAGGAATTGAATTTAAATGACCGCTTTTTTAGGTGGTTTGATTCAGGCGACATTTACAGTATTAAATTAGCTGAAAAAATCCTCGAAGTTTGCACCGCAACGCCTTGGGTTTTCCATTGGATCCCGACAAGAATGTACAAACTTTCAAGGTTCCGCCCAATATTAGAGCGTTTAAACGCGCTCCCTAACGTCGTTGTCCGTTATAGTTCCGACGGTGTGAACGGGGAAACCATAGACGGGGCGGAGTATCAAAGCACAATAATAAGCGACAAAACAAAATTAAATCCTAGTTTCAAAATCTGTAAGGCGTACGAGAATGGCGGAAAGTGTTTGAAGTGTCGCGCCTGTTGGAGCAAAGAAAACAAAATAATTGCGTACATGGGACACGGGGCAAGCATGAAAAAAGAACAATTAAAAATAAGTTAAATTAAAATAAATAAATTATGAGCAACAAAGCGCAGTTTTTCCACAATGTAAAGAAAGCAAAAAGACAACGTTTAAACGCGGTCTATACTAAAAGCGAATTATTAAAATTCTTCAAGGGCAAATTTATTGACGTTTACCCGCATTACAATTACACGACAAAAGAAACAACATTTGAAGTGCGAAGTATAAAGAATGTAATTTGGGAAAACCACGAGACACCCGAAGAAATTATAAATTATTATTAATTAAATTAAATAAAATCATGAGCAGTAAACATATTGAATTATCAAAATTAAATCACATTAAAATTGAATCCGCAATATTAAGGGATCGAGTCGGCGAAATTTTAGAGACTTTTTTTCTTCAAAAAGATAAAAAAACAAACATTGAGGAAATTACATCTTTATTAACTAACCACAATGTAATGGAAGAAACAGAGGTTGAAAGATTAGAAACATTTTTAGAAAGAATCGGAAAAAGTTTGTGGAAGTCAGCGAACGAGTACGACAAAGCACAAATTAAAGAGCGTTTAAACGTAACGAAGAAAAAAAATAACAGAGGTAAAAGAAAATAATTATAAATTAATTAGGAATTAATAAATATTTAGTTATATATTAGCAAAGTAATTGACAGCAAAAGATTAAAACACTTAGAAATAAAAGTTATTAATCTTAAAGGACAACGCGTAAAAGGTCAGAGTTCCCGAGTTTAAACATTACAATTGAACTATCAAATAAATAGTAAAAAAGTGTAAAATGGTGGCACTTACTCAAAGACAAATTAAAACACCTGTAATTTAAAATAAATAAAATGACTAAAATTAATTTAAATGATTATCCGATGGTGTTTAAACGCCACACTAAATTTTGGGCTGATTTTCTGCACTACATGGAAAATTGTATCAATGGTGGAAAGAAAATGAATTTGGCGAAGTACAATTTAATAGTTTCAAAAAGAGATGTCTCCCTTTGGACTAAGTTAAATGTAAAACCTCATAGAGGGTGGAAAGTATCACAAGTAAAAGAATACTTTGGAATCAAGGGAAGTAAAAAAACCTTGCAAGAAAGTTTTACTAAAATGTTTGACGAGTATATGTTGTTAGAGGCGGAAATGAAAAAGAAAGCAATGACAGGCGATGTTGTTCATATGGACGCATGGTAAAAAATAAATGCGGGTTAGAGCAGTGGTCAGCTCGTGAGTCTCATAAACTCAAGGTCATAGGTTCGAATCCTTTACCCGCAACAATAAATGTAGAAATAGGCGAGTATTGAAAAAAGGGTACTAATTTCTAACGAGGGGTGGCGATACTCCAAACCCCTCGGCATTTTTTTTAAAAGTAAATTATTAATTATGAATAAATCAGAAATAAAAATTGCTCAGCTAGAAAAAGATAAAGCCAAACTATTAAAAGAAAATAGAAAGTTAATCAGTCCAAGATTACAAGAATTTTTAATTGATGACTTAAAAAAAGTAGAACATCATGTTAACGAAATAGTAGAGAATATCTATGCAAGTGGACAAAATGAAAACTTTAAAAAAGATATTGAAGAAATTGAAATGTTTTTTTCCTATTGGAAACAACACGCACAATTTGAAAAAGAAACAGAATTAAAAAATAAATAACTATGAAAAAACTATTAATTATTTTATTAACTATGGTTATGTTCTTTATAGGATACGTTATAATAGATTTATTAATCTATATTACCCCTACTATTGAAACACTCTTACAGGGAGTCGCTATGGGCGTTCTATGGGCATTTATTTTGTCTCTTTTAGGAACTACTTCATGGATGATATTATGTCTAATCAAACAAACATTTAAATAATGAAATTAAAAGTAACAAGTTACAGAGAATTTAATACTCGAAGAGGAGTAGGGTATGAATGTAAAACAAACGTAAAGGGAATTGAAATTTGGAATGACGGGGACGGAGGCGGTACGTTTATTGAAAATTCAGAAAGAAATGATGAGTATCATCATTTAACAGAATATCAGCTTGAAATTCTAATTGATGAATTTCTGGGAATAACACCATATCAAAGATTAGAGGAAGAAAAAAAGTTTAAAGCTAAATTCAATTTATCATGAATGTAAAAGGAACTTATACAATAAAAGAAAACATGGGAAGTTATGATCTTGAGATAGATTATAAGTATTATTGGAAAGAGCAAACACACGAACATCCTTTTGAAGATGATATAGAAATTAAAGAAGTGCGTTTAAACGCCATGGATATAACCACTTTTTATATTGACTTTCTGTGTGATGAATTTCACGATGAAGTTTGGCGATACGCATACGATAATAAACATGAAAACCATGAGTAAAGAAATAAAAACCACTTACCAATATTCAGATTATAGGGGTAGTGAAATGATATGGTCAACAGAAGATATAGAGTCCATAGCTAAAAATTTAGATATTAATTATTTAGATTTTGATGACTATGATAAAATTCTTCACGATACTTTTAAAAATTATGGCACAGAAATAATGGAGGAAGTTAGAGGGTTTTTTGAGGCTCAGATTTATAATCATGCAAAAGCATTGCAAAGGGAAAGAGTAAAAGAAAAAGAGTATTATTTAAAAAGAGGTAATACATCAGGAACAATAGATTAAAAATTAAATTAAATTAAATAATAAATTATGAGTAAAAAAGTAAAAAAAACAGATCAGCAAGTTGTCGATGAATTCATCGACACATTCACGCCAAAAGATTTAATAGAGAAAATCTCGTTAACATTTGGCGATAGACACGAACACATCGACTTTGATGATTTCATGCCTATGAAAAAACACATGAAAAAATGTGAAGACATTATAATCGAATCAATTAAAAAGAAAAAATCATGAATATGAATTTAGATAGAATTGTAGCAATTGCTACCGACTTAAAAAACGATACTGAATGGGTTAACGATAGTCATTCAGAATATGAACACAAGGGCGTTGTTCATGGCTTAGATAGATTAATATCTCATTTAAAAGAAACCGAACCGACTGATGTAGAGAAGTTTTCACAAACCTCTTTATATATATGGTTTAATAATTTTGTGGATTTTGTTCAGGATAATCATAGAAACATTTATAACAATGCTTGTGAATATGCTGATAAAAGGGAGGAGGATAGTAATGCCTAGACATATAATAGTAATGCTTGATAATGTTTATCAGGAAGTAGACGAGTATGCTTTAGAAAGCGAAGACAAAAAAAAAGCTTTAGAAAAAATAACTGAAGCCCAAAATTTAATCGAAAATTTAGAAGATAAATAAAGTTATGAAAGATACAACAGAATTGTACGGAGAATTATTAGAAACACAAGAGGATTTGTTAAAATTGACAAAAAAATTTAACAAAGTTCTGGAGCATAAAGCTAAGATAACGGAGGAGTTAAATTGGTTCAGGGTTTATGGCAATTACATAGGTAAAGTTTATAGCAACGTAGATGCTGAGGCATGTGGATTTGCTGATGGAGATGAGGAGTATGAAGAAAACATGAAAAAATCGAAAGTAGGGTTTTATGAAATTAATTCATTAGGAATTGCTAAAAAAATAAAGTAAATTCGTATTCTTATGTATATTATTGATCCTGAATTAGAAGAACTATACGAAACAGAATTTCTGTTTGTATAATAAGGTTTGTTTGTTTAAATTGCGCCAGCCTCTTAGTCAAAAGCTAAGGGGTTTTGGTGGTAAAAACTTTAATTAAATTAAATGAAAAAAGAAATATTTATTAAATATTCAAATGCAATCGCAAAACAATTTCATCTTACACTAGAAGAAATGTTTACCAAATCAAAAAAAAGAGACGTAGTAGATGCTAGACAAATGTTGTATTTTCTTTGCATGGAAAGACCTATTAGAATAAGCTATATAAGATGTTTTATGCAAGACTATAATTACGATGTTTCTCATTCCACTATTATTCATGGATACAGACAGGCAAAAAAACTTATTGATTCTGATCCTGATTATAATAAACTTATAAAAGATATTCAAGCCAATGATTAATTGGGATTTAGAATATATATATAGACAAGCGTTAGAAGACCCAAAGGCAGTGTGTTTAAACAAAGCCAAGAGTCAAACAATTTTATGTAAAGGAGTCAAGATAGAAAAATTTAAAGATAGAATAGAAATATTTAATGTAGCTAAGGGTGGCGATTATGGAAGAGAATGCACCTTAGAGGAATATGATTATTTCTACGACCATGGTTGGGAAAAAGGGGTTCTTCTAGTAGCAATTAACAACTGCTTACATAAATTAGATATCATAGAGAATAATATAAAAACAGAAGTCAATACTCGGAAGAATGACAAGCACATACAGAACTTAAAAAATAGCCGAGAGAGAATATTGAACAAATACACAATCAACAAAAGAAAATTAAATAAACTAAAATCGAAACAAAATGGAAAATTATTTTAAAAAGTTGTCTGCCATCAACGTAAAAGGAATGGCGGAAAAAAAGGGAAATTTTAATTACTTGTCATGGGCAAATGCTTGGTCGCTTGTTAAAGAGGCTTATCCTGATGCACAAAGAAAAGTTTATGAATCAGCACAAACAGAATTGCCTTATTTTACTGATGGAAATACTGCTTCAGTAAAAGTTGGTATAATAGTAAATGGCATTGAACATATTGATTATTTACCTGTAATGGATTACAGAAACAATTCAATTCCTATCTCTAAAATAACATCTATGGATGTCAATACTGCCATACAAAGGTCTACTGCAAAAGCTATTGCCATGCATGGATTAGGTATAGCTATATTTAAAGGCGAAGATTTAGTAAATATTGCAAGTCCTAAATCTAACGTACCTAAAGAGCCAAAAAAAGAGATTACATACACTTTAAAGGTAGGGGACGGTAATTGGGATAAAGTTCTTAATTACATATCTAAAAAGCGTGGAGATGGATTAGAAAAAATAGTTCAAACTTTATCTACTAAGTATAAAATTACTTCTCAGGTTAAAAAAGAAATAGCTAAAAAAATATAATATGGCTGATTCTACAAAACAAATTATTAGTAATTTGACTGATGATAACAAATATTATGGGGAATATGGACAACAATTTTTGTCAAACTCCGATATACTAAACTTGCTTAAGTTTCCTGAAAAATTTAAGGTTTCACAACCCAAAACAAAAGCTATGGTAGAGGGTAATTATTTCCATACTGCAATTTTGGAACCAAAAAAACTTAAAGATTTCCAAATAATAGATGTAGCCTCTAGATCCACAAAAGCATATAAAGAAGCGTGTGGCGAAGATGAGATATTATTATTACAAAAAGAAAAGATTCATCTTGACGCTTTGATTGACAAAATGCAATCTAATCTTGAAATGTTTGATGAAATTTATAAAGAGGGCAACCAGTATGAAGTGCCTCAAATTGCACAAATAATGGGAAACACCTGGAAAGGTAAAGCTGATATTGTTACAGATGAATTTGTAATTGACATCAAGTCAACCAATGATATAACTAAATTTTACTGGAGCTGTATGAATTATAATTACGATTCACAGGCTTACTTATATCAAAGGTTTTTTAATAAACCATTAAGGTTTTATGTAATAGATAAACAATCGTTTCAGTTAGGTATCTACGACTGCTCCCCTAATTTTATAGAGGGTGGTAAAAATAAAGTAGAAAAAGCAACTGAAGTATATAATAAATTTTTTAGCAATGAAAAGACTCATAACATACATAACTACATTCATAAAGAAATTCTTTAAATTTTGTAGTGGTGTAAACACAACAAGAAAAGGTATTATGTGGGTGGATGTTCCAAACACCTGCGCCTCTAGATTAGAGAAAGAATCAATTCTCTATGATACTATTAATAGATTGGAGCGTGAAATTAAAATAATTAAATAATGGAAGAAAACAAAGAAAGCAAGTACAAAGAGGGTAAAATAATTTTATTTACCAACACAAAAAAAGAGGGTAAACAACCTGATCATACTGGTTGGGGTATGTACAAAGGAGAAAAATTTGAAGTAAGTATGTGGAACAATATTTCACAAGCTGGTAATAGTTATAAATCTGGCGATGTCAAAGCTCCTTATGTTCCACCAACACAACCTGAATCAAATGATGCGCCCAAAAGCAAATCGTCTGAGGATATATTTTAACTAACCAAGCATTAAATCAGGAGAAGCCACACTCAAGGAGGAGGCGAGATTTACTGACGAGTAATTGAGGTTCGAGTCCTCTTTTAATGCCAATTAAATTTAACAAACAAATGCAAATAACAATATTTAAAGACATCAAGGTTACCTCCCAGCCTTTTTTTAGAGATGTCCATGTAATTCTAAAAAGAATACAAGAGGGAGCCTCCAAAGACTTAGTAAAAAAAATTAGATTAGAAAAAAATAAAGACACTAGGAATTTATTAAAACAAAAATTACCAGCAGTTTGTTTTAGTGGAAAGTTTACCAAAAGAAACGATAAATCTTTACAAGAGCATAGCGGGTTGTTGTGTTTAGATTTTGATGGTTACAAAACAAACAAAGAGTTGTTGTCTGACAAGGAAAAACTTACAAAAAACAAATATATATTTAGTGTGTTTGTTTCTCCAAGTGGCAAAGGTTTAAAAGCGTTAGTTAGAATACCCGCTGATCCTAAAAATCATGTCAATTACTTTATAAGTATACAAAACAATTTAAATTCTCCTTATTTTGATAAGACTTGTAAAAATGTATCTAGAGTTTGTTACGAGTCTTATGACCCTTTAATATATGTAAACGAACTATCAAGCACCTGGGATAAAATTGAGGAAGAACAATTTAATGAGGTTACAAAAAATATTGATGTTCCAACAATACCTATAACAGATGAAAATAAAATTGTAGAAATACTAGTCAAGTGGTGGGAAAAAAAGTTTCCAATGATAGAGGGACAACGTAATCATAATGTGTTTGTGTTGGCCTCAGCATTTAATGATTTTGGAATTAACAAAACTTTAGCCGAATATGTGATGAATAATTTTTCATCTAAAGATTTTAACAAAAGAGAAATTAAAAGAACGATTGATTCAGCTTATCAAAACGTACAAAATTTTGGCACAAAGTACTATGAAGATGAAGATAAAGTAAATTTGGTTAGAGCAAAACTTAAAAGAGGAGTGCCAAAAAAAGAAATCCGATCTCAATTAGAGGATTCAAGTATTGAGGTCGGAACGATTGATAATGTTATTCATCGAATTGAAGAAGAGCAAACGAATCAAAAATTTTGGTCTGTATCAGAAAAAGGTGTAGTCAAAATTATACACATCATGTTTAAACACTTTCTAGAAGAGCATGGATTTTATAAGTTTAATCCAGAGGGAAGTAAGAACTATGTGTTTGTAAGGGTAACTAATAATTTAATTGACCACACAAGTGAAAAAGAAATTAAAGATTTTATATTAAATCATTTGATAGAGCTTGACGAACTCCAGGCTTATAATCATTTTGCTGAATGTACTCGGTATTTTAGGGAAGAGTTTTTGACCTTGCTTTCATCTATTGATGTGTATTTTATTGAAGACACAAAAGGTAGTGCTTATTTATATTACAATAATTCAGCTGTAAAAATTACATATAATGAAATTAAATCTATAGATTATTTAGATTTAGGTGGCTATGTTTGGAAAGACCATGTAATTGATAGGCCATATATAGATTGCGAATCATCAGATTGTGATTACAAATCATTTATAGAGAATATTTGTAATGGCGAAAAAACAAGAATAAACTCAATGAAGTCAACTATTGGTTATTTATTGCACGCCTGGAAAAATTTATCTTATTGTCCTGCAACCATATTAAATGATGAAGTTATTTCTGATAATCCAGAGGGTGGCACAGGCAAGGGTTTGTTTATGACTGCATTAGGGTATATGAAAAAATTAGTAGTTATTGATGGTAAGTCTTTTAATTTTGAAAAAAGTTTTGCTTATCAACTTGTAAGTGCCGACACTCAAATACTTTGTTTTGATGATGTTAGTAAGCATTTTAATTTTGAAAGATTATTTTCTGTTGTAACAGAAGGCTTGACATTAGAAAAGAAAAATAAAGATGCAATTAAAATACCATTTAAGAAATCTCCAAAAGTTTGTATTACTACTAATTATGCTATTAAAGGAAAAGGAAGTTCGTTTGAAAGAAGAAAATGGGAGTTAGAATTGGCCCAACATTATACTAGAGACAATACTCCATTAAGAGAGTTTGGAAGATTAATGTTTGGAGAATGGGATGAAGACGAGTGGTGTGCTTTTGATAATTACATGATAGAATGCTTACAAATGTATTTACAACATGGTCTTATAAAAAGCGAGTTTGTAAATCTTAAAATTAGAAGATTGTCAGCTGAAACATGCCATGAGTTTATAGAATGGTGTGGATTGTTAAAAGGAATGACTGAACATGAGTCGTTGCGATTAAATAAAAGGTCTTATAAACAAGACTTGTACATTGATTTTATAGAAGACAATCCAGACTTTGCCCCAAAAGCAAAAATGACTGTGTCAAGAATTAAATTTAACAAGTGGCTTATTGCGTATAATCAATTTAAGTATGACTGTGATCCTGAAGAAGGTAGAGATACTCAAAGATGGATCAGATTTAGACATAAACAAGAGTTGGAAACTGACGGAATTATTGAATTTTAATTATGCAACTTAGAGATTATCAAAAAAATATTGCGAAAACAGGAATTGATGTATTAAAGAAGCATAAATTTTTATATCTTGCCATGGAAGTTAGAACTGGCAAGACACTTACGAGTTTGAGTATAAGTAATTCTCTTGCCGTTTCTAGCGTATTGTTTATAACAAAAAAAAAAGCCATATCTAGTATACAAGATGATTACAATTTACTCAATCCTGATTTTGACATTACTATTATCAATTACGAGTCTCTTCATAAAATAGCTTATTCTCCTTATGATGTAATAATATGTGATGAAGCTCACGGCATGGGAGCTTTTCCTAAGCCAAGCAAAAGAGCTAAAGATGTTAAATCTTTAATACAGATCAATGACAACCCATATATAATTTTATTGTCAGGAACACCTACACCTGAATCTTATTCTCAAATGTATCATCAGGTTTATTCAATCAACAACAACCCGTTTAAACGACACAAGAGTTTCTATAAGTTTGCTCATGAGTATGTTAATGTGACGCAGAAAAAAATAGGTTCTATGACTATTAATGATTATAGTGGGGGCTATAATTCTATTATAGATGAAATGAAACCTTTTACTATATCTTACACGCAAAAAGAAGCTGGGTTCGAGGTGCAGACTGATGAAGAGATATTGTATGTAGATATGTGTAAAAAAGTATTAGGGATTATAAGTGAGTTAAAGAAAAGTTTAGTAGTACAAGGCAAGGAGGAGGTAATACTTGCCGATACAGCTGTAAAGTTAATGAGTAAAACTCATCAAATGTTTTCTGGAACTGTGAAGTTTGAGAGTGGTAAGTCTATGGTGTTATGTACTGACAAGGCTGAATTTATAAAAAACAGGTTTCAAAATAAAAAAATAGGTATATTTTATAAGTTTAAAGAAGAGCTTAACGCTATAAAACAAGTATTCCAGGATACTATTTGTTTTGATTTAGAAGAGTTTAACTCTACAGATAAATCTATAGCTTTGCAAATTGTTTCTGGACGAGAAGGTATTAGTTTAAGAAAGGCTGAAGCTCTTGTATATTATAACATAGATTTTAGTGCTACTAGCTATTGGCAGTCACGAGATAGAATGACAACCAAAGACAGAAAGTATAATAAAATATATTGGGTGTTTTCCAAAGGTGGTATTGAAAAACAAATTTACAAAAGCGTATTAAATAAAAAAGATTATACATTAAAGCATTTTAAAAAGGACTTATTAAGTTTGTAATGACAGAACAACAAGTACAATCCAAAAGAATAAAAGAGTTAGAAGCCCAGGGCTACTATGTTTTAAAATTAATTAAGACAAATAAGAATGGTATTCCTGATCTTGTTGCATTTCCTAAAGATTGTAATGCTTTGTTTTCTGAAATTAAAACTAAAAGAGGACATGTGTCGGCATTACAGAAATATAGAATGAAAGAATTAAATGACCATGGTATAAAAACTGAAGTATATAAAGGATAAATGAAAGAAACAGTAATAAAATATAGTTCTGAAGAAGACAATAGAAGCCCAATAGATAAAGAAATAGACTACTTTTCTGATTATAAAAAAAGATTAATTCAATTTATTATTTGTTCTTGTGCTTATAAATCTGGATATTATAAAAGGGCAAAACATAATTTAAATGCTAATGAAATTTTAGCAATTTGTAAAGAAATCTCTCGCATAGAAATATTTATTTATGATTTAGAGTTGTTTAAAAAGCAAGATATATCAGTCTCCTCACATATCTATAATAAACATATTAATTAAATTTACTATCTTTGATTAGATGGGATAACTAATGACTAAGATTTCAGTTGATGACGTAAATGCTATAAATCACATAAATTATGTGACTAATAACTCCCATGACCTTATAACTGAACTTTACGAAGATTTAATGGAAAGGGATCATGCTGATGCTAAAGTAAAGGCTCAGAATGTCTGCAAAATTATGACAGATCTTATCCAATCACTTTCAGATGAAGTCTAAAAAAGCTGAAGGCCCACGCCTTAGATTATCTATGGATGAAGTAGATATGATAAGGGAGTTGAGGGCTAACAAGATAGACAACCTTAACGAAAACTCTGCTCTCACCGACCATTTAAACGAAAGAGGTATAGATAAAGATGATGTTATTAGTGTAAAGCATTGGCAAAGCGCAAGTGGTGAATATCGTTTTTCTATTGTAACTAAAGAAAATTTAGGAATTAAAGAAAAAGATATATTTGAAAAGGTTAATAAATTTATAGAAAATTATTCTCCTGACTACAAACCTGTAAAAAGAAAAAAACTATCTGATTCGCACTTGCTTGTAATTAATCCTGCTGATATTCATATTGGAAAATACGCTAAAGCTGTTGAGACAGGAGAAGATTATAATTCAGAAATTGCAGTAAAGCGGGTTATGGATGGGTTGTATGGTTTGATAGAGAAGGCACAAGGCTTTCAAGTAGAAAAGATTTTGTTCTGTATAGGTAATGATGTGTTACATATAGATAATGTGTATAGCACTACAACAAAAGGTACTCACCAGGATACTGATGGTAAGTGGTGGGAACATTACGAGCTTGCATTGGCGCTTTATGTAGAGTGTATAGAAATTCTTAGACAAATAGCTCCTGTAGATGTAGTTCATAGTATGAGTAATCACGACTACCAATCAGGGTTTCATTTAGCTCACACTTTGCGGGCGTGGTTTAGAAAGACTGATGATGTTACTTTTGATGTAAGTGTTGCCCACAGAAAGTATTATAAATACGGTTCGTCTTTAATAGGAATTGAGCATGGTGATGGGGCTAAGATGGATAACTTACCTTTACTTATGGCTCAAGAAAAACCTAAAATGTGGGCTAATACAAAGACTAGGTATTGGTACTTACATCATTTACACCATAAAGTTAAATATAAGTGGAGAGACGCTAAGGACTTCATAGGAGTCACTGTAGAGTACATGAGGTCTCCTTCAGGCACTGACAGCTGGCACTCACGAAAAGGCTACACAGGCGTTCCTAAGGCTTGTGAGGGGTTTATACACCATAAAGAACTAGGCCAGGTGGCGAGGCTGACTCATTTTTTCTAGTTTACTCATTAATTTTTTAGAGTGCAAAAGATGAGCGCATTTCTCATACTCTTCTAAGTCTTCAAAGTAATCAATTAATTCATCAAATATATTCTGGTAATCTTCTATAACTTCTTGGGTAGGATCAAATATCAAAGTAACTTTCAAGTCACGATTTAGTAACTGCTCGTAACCCACTTGGTTGGTTATAACATAATAACTTGTAAGCATACATGTATGTTCGTCAAAATGTCTCATAATCCTAAATCCTTTTCTGTTTGAGATTTTTTCTTTCCATCAGGTCTAAATTTAGAGGGCATTTCTTTTAAAGGAATGTATGCCGCTTGAACTATAGCGTTAATTTCTTTTTTACTAAAATTAATTTTTCTTCCTCTAAGTGTATTTTCTATTTTTTTAGGATCTACCCCTAAATATAAAGCCGCTCTAATTTGTTCGTATGCATACAGAAAACTTTCTTTTTTTTGTTCATTTGTTTTTTCATACAACTTAATTAACTCATCAACCCCTTCATCTGTTATTTGGTTTTTTCTTATAAAATTACTAACATCATTATAATATTCTTTTTCTGCCAACATCTGAGACTCTCTTTCAGGTTGTAAATTAAAATACAATTGCCTTGAAACATCAATATCATAATCTCTTTTACCTAACAACTTTCCTATTTTAGATTCTGTAAGATCTCTTCCTGACAAAAAGCCATTCCCAAATGCATCTTCAAGCTGCAATACTGCTCCAGGTAGTATGGCTCTTCTTACAAAAGGAACTAAAAAATCATCAGTAAATTCACCAGCTTTACCTTTTGATTCTAGTTTTTTAACAGCATCTACATAAGCTTGAACAACAAAATCAGGACTAGCAAATGTTCTTACTTGTTCAACAGCTAATCCTTTAAGCGCATCTTTCCAATTTTTTGACTGCAATAAAACACTAATATTAGCTTCTAGTAACTGATGCGGATCAAATGTAGATGCATCTGTAAATTTTAACTTACCATCTTCAGCTTGAGTTATTATTAGTTTTTGGTTTTTTTGCCATGTATAAACAAAATTTCTAATTGCAAGCTCCTTAGCGGATAGCTGTCCAAAAGTTTGAGCCTCTTCTTCTTCAGGCTCCTCACCCTTAAACCCTAAACCAAATAAAGGTAAGAACCCTCCTAACACTTTACCTCCTAACGCAGTCGCAGTTGTATAAAACGCTCCATCTCTAAAACCTATATACGACATTATATTGCCTATTTTTCTTATACCTTCTTTTCTTAATCGTTCTCCTTTTGCTTTATCGGACTTATCTTTTATAAGTTTATTACCTTCTACTATCATATTATAAGCGTTACCCACAGTATTGTAAGCTGTTCTATAAGATTCAGCTTGAAAAGAAATAAAGTTACCAGCTAATGGAAAAGTTTTAAAAAACCTAGCTAAAGCTGGTATTCTAGAATAGTTAGGATATTGGTTTTTAACCATTTCTGCCGCTTTTTCTTGAACTTTTTTTAATTCATTTTTATTTAAATCTTTTACTTCTTTATTAAACAAAACTTTAGATAAGTTTTTTGACTCTTGTTCATAACCCATAATTTTCCAAAAATCATCTCCTATTCTATAACTTTTTGCAGCTTTCTTATATAACTTCCCACCAGTCTTACTCCATAAAAAACTAACTAGATTTTTTCTATAACTAGGCTCTTGTGATAATCTTTCAAACATATCTCTTTCGTTATCAGCTTCATTTAACAAATCTTGTAATTCTCTTACATCTACATTCTGATCAATTATACCTAACTTGTAATACTCTTCTAACGTCTTAGCTTGTTCTTCACTACTTTTATTATTCCATATAGCTTTTATACCTTTAGCGGCTTTTACATAACTACTAAAATTTAACTCTCCATTTACAATAGATATTGGAAGGTGTCCGTTAGCAATTGCAAAGTTTACGTTTGATAAAACATTTATTAATTGAGTTGAAGGAGATAATATTGTTTTAGCTGCTCTTGGATAAGCTACTAAAACTTTCATGTAAAAATCATAAATTCCTCTAGCTAGTTTAGATTTAGTGTCTTGTCCCTCTGGTCTTGGAATTATAGATGTTTTTTTGGGAAACAAAGAATTTTGAATATCAGGATAAGTATATAATCCATCCAAAGGTGAATAGTTTTCATTATCTTTAGTTGCAATAGGCTTTACACCTGGAGGTCTGTTAGGATCATTTTCACTAAAAATATATTTACCAATTCCATTTTCATAAACGGATTGTAAGAAATTTGCGCTACTTAAAACTGAACCAACTTTTGTCATTGTTGTCAAGTAATTTGCTACTGGATCAGTAATCTCTCCATACAATTTTCTAATAGGTTCAGGGACTTCTTTTCTTTGTTTTAATATTTTTAAATTTTTTCCACCCGTTGGCCTGTTTAAATAATCTGTACCAAAAGATGTGTCCGCTAATAAATCATCTATTCGTGTTTCTACCAGTCTTTTTAATGCATCTTCAAACTTTTCATTTGTTTTAGCGGCTTCAGATTCAACTTCTTTTATAAACCCTTTATCTTTTTTTATAAAATCTCTAGCCTCCTCCAAAACCTCTTCACTTAAAGTTTCTTTATATTTTTCACCTTTTACCCTCCCTTCAAACAATCTGTATGATCTAGTTACATATTTACCTATCTGACTTTCTATTGTTTCTTTTGCACCATCCTTTGCTAAATTAGAATTTTCTAATATCTGCTTGGACATAGCATCTATATCTTGTCTCATGTTGGTAACAACTTGAGCTAACCTATCACTAATTTCTTTTGCTTGTCCTTTTTTATTTTTAAATACAATATCTTTAGCGTTCATCTCACCTCTTAGCACTTTACCTAAATCCTCGTTTAATTTTTCTAAAGCTTTTTGGTCTAACTTTTTAGATTTTTTTAATTTTTCAAACAACCTGTTAAATTCTGTTGCAGTTTTTTCTGCCTTAAATAGTAGCGCATTGTATTGATCACCTTTAGCTTCTTTAGCTTTGAATATACTCTTTGGCACATTACCAGCTGCTTGAAAAGCTTTTTTAGTGTAACTGTTTATGAAATTTACCGCTTTTGCTATATTAGGATTTTTCTTAGAATCTATATTCAACTTTAATCCTTTAAATATTTTTGATAAAATAGGTACAGTGATTTCTGCGTCTCCATCAAGAGAGGTATAACCTTCTTTTCTTTGCGCTTCTTTTACTTCTTGTTCACTTAATCTTGTGTCTCTATCTAACTTTTCGTTTTCTGTTAACTCTACTTCTTCTTCAATGTTTGTTTCTGTTTCTGCTTGAGCTTCTAATTCAGAAATTTTATCATTTAATTCTTTTATTCTAGCAGCTTTTGTAGGTCTATTTATTTTGGAATCAGCTTTAGTTTCTTCTATTTTTTTCTTTAAAGAGTTTATTTCCTTTTGGGTCTTCTTTTTAGCTTTACTTTTACTTTCGGGGTCACTCTTTGTGGTAGATTCTGAGTCGAGTAAAGACTCATCCACTTTTTGGCTACTTTCGGTAAGTTTTTTATCATCCACGCTTTCTGGGCTTTGCTTTTGAATGGCATCTTTTTCTATTTTAAGTTTATCTTCGGTTTCTTTTTTATCTCTATTAACTACTTCATTTATTTGTTCATCAATATCTTCAATTTTTTTATCTACATCTTCTTTTAATCTACCTTCTAAACCTTCTCTTTGAGATATTAACTGTTGTCGTTGCTGTAGTAGATCAGAAGTCTCTAACATATTATTACTATTAGTAATAGTTCCTTTAGTTCTTAATTCAGCAGCTTGCATGTCATAAACTTCTTGATAAACATTTTGCCCTTCCTGAATTGTTATCTCTCCATTTTTTACAAGTTGATCTATTGTTTTTTGAAGGTCATTTACATTCATTCCTACATACCTTAAAGCATCTAATCTAGTGTTTTTGCTGAGTAAAGTTCTACCACCAAGAGTTCCAGTAGCGCCCAAAGTTAATATTACTGTTTCTAAAATTTCTGCTTGAGACACTTCCGCGCTTCTTACCTCTCTACCAATATTATAATTTACAGCTGCGTTAACTGCTTTAGTTGAAAACAAAACAGGAAGCTCTTCAATTAAAGTTTCTCTGCTCATCTCAATTCCTAAATCTTTAAGTTTTCTTTTTAACTCATCTTTACTAAATTTAGCTCCATCTTTTTTTACTATATTAATTACCTGTTGTTTAAACCCTGCTAAGTTTGATAATACTTTTTGATTGCCACCAGCTAAACCTGAAAACAATCCATCTAAAGAAGCAATTGCATTACCAGCTATAATAGCTTTAGCCATGGCTTCTTTTTCTGTTAATCCAGCAGCCATCAAATCAGCCCTCATACTTTCAACTTCTCCAGCCATAGAACTTCCGTAAGATGCTAATCCCATTCCTACTCCTGGAGATACGCCTAGTGTTTTGCTTAGACCTTTACCTCCCCTAATTAAACCATAAAGGTTGGCTAAAGTTGTAAACCCTGAAGATATTACTCCTCCTCCGTCAAAAAATGTTTCTGTATTTGATACTTTTTTAGATCGCTCTTTTACTTCTTTTATTAAATCATCAGAAATTATTCCGTTCATTCTGACATGAGACTTTCTGTCTAAAACTGTACCATCATTTGTAACTATATATTCTTTCCCACTTACAGTCACAGCCTTACCGTCAATAATTCCACTACGCTGTACTGGATCGACAAACTGCTCAAAACTTTCTTGTCCGTCTAAAAACCTTTCTGTTAATCCAGCTAATAAACCTTTTTGATTAAAACCTACTCCACTCAAAACTTGATCAGCTCCTGAAGTTATAAAAGCTAAACTACCCATTACAAAATCTCCTAATGCCACAGGTATAGTTTTTAAAACATTTCCAATTTCCGTAGTTACTTCTCCTACATTATCATCTGAATATGCAGCATCATAAATATTTTTTCTTCTTTTTACATCTCTATCAGTGGTATATTGTTTTAAGGTAGGAAAAGAATTTGCTAAGTTATTTAATTGCTGTAATTCTTCTATGTATTTTGATTCAAGTTGACTTTTAATATTTTGAAGTTGTAATTTATCTACAGGATTTTTAGCTAATTCTAATTTAGTATTGACTAAATTAATATCATCATTTAATTTCCCTAACACAGAAGCTTTATAACTAGCAATCTTTTCAAAATCTCTTTGTTCTTTATTAAAAGTTTCAGTTTTATCTGTAGTTAAAAGATTTTTTGTCCACTGAAAAGCCTTACCCTCATCTCTCGTGGTTTCTTCTTCCCAAGCTTTGTAATCGTCAGGGTCTATTTGAACTTTATCAAGTAAAGCTTCTGTTACACTTGTCTCATAATCTTCACTAGCCTCTCTTTCAATTTTAGGTTTTAATATTTTAGAATCAAAGTCTATTTGAGTTTTATTATTACCTTTATCTACTAAGTAAGTAGCGTAATATCCATCCACAAACTCTTCTTCAGACCCAGTAAAATCACCACCCTGTCCAGTAGAGGGGTTGCCAAACCGAGCTTGTTTATATAAAGCATCAATGTTTATGTTTTGAGAAATTAAGAATTGTTTTTTATTGTTAGTAGTTTTTTGTTCTTCTTCTGTTACAACTACATTATCGGGCTGTAAGGAAACTTCTTTTGTAACTTCTTCTGGTATTTTCTCTGGAATTTCTTCATTTTTTACTTCTAAACCATCCGATAAACCACTTGCTTTTTTTTGTGCTGTACCAAATACCAAATCCTTTTCCAGAACAGATAAGTCGAATTCGTCTTTTTTTTTTACCGTATATTTATTTAAAAAAGTTGCTTTATCTTGTGTAAATAAACCATCTCGTGTTACGACATCAAAAACTTTATCTTGATATTCTGTTGTTCCAAACTGAGTTTTAAATTCTTCAAAAGATTTAGTATAATAACCATCCCTTGTTAACACATCAAATAATTTTTGTAATTCTTCCATATTATTAATCTAATTCACCACCACCACCTGAAGGGGGTTTAGAAAAATTAATTTCATTAATTTTTTGTTCTATTAATTTTATCAATTTAGAACCGTCATTACCTAAACCTTCTTTGCTTACACCTAGATTAATAGGTTTAGAATTATAAATTACTTGTAAATTACCGTCTGATTGTATGTTAAATTCAAATGATTTTCCTCTTAATCGAGGTTTAAATGTTGCGTTTATCATGTTTGTTATTTGAGACCATTTGTATTGATCAATTTTTTGATCAGCCGCTTTTTGTTCTTCAGAATCTTCTCCTTCATCAGCTTTTGATTTCAATGATAACAAAGTCACACCTTGTTCATCGTCTTTAAAATCTTCTTTTAATATATTACTTATCGCTTGAGAAGAAGGATACTTAGATTTACCTAAAGACACTTCAACATTACCTGATTCTGTTAATTCACTAGCGCCTCTAGTATAGTTTGCAATTCCTTTAAATGAGTTAAATTTACCTTTTTTAGCTAAAAATGCTTTTTTATATGCTTCCAATTGTTCTGTAGGTATACCAAGTTTTTCTACCATATCCATAACTATTTTATCACTGTTCTTTCTATCACCTTTGTCATCAAACAACCTAACCGTACCTTCTGTTAACTCTCCTTTGTTAGGGTCGTAATATTGAATTTTTATTTCTTTAGCTTTGAGCCAATCTTTTTGATCTATATTGTTTCCATTTTCATCTACCATTTGCATTGATTCTACGTTTTCATAAGTTGGATCCGTATCAATTCTATTTATAGCATCCTGACTGTTGTCAGCACTTAATATATCATTCATAGCTTTCACTCTTCCAAATTTATTATCTTCCTCTTGTTCAAACCCTCTTGCATTAGATCTTAAAGGATCAAACCCAGGTGTTTTTGTTATCTCAGAATCAATTTGCATATTAATTTCATTCTTAGCAATTTGTCTAGCTTTTGCTTTTTGCTCGTCAGTTAATTCAAATACTAATTGCCCACCAGATAAATCGGTCTTTATATAGTTAGCCGCTTTTGGATCATTGTATTGATAACCTCTTTGAGAAAGTATTTGAGCCATATCCGCATCTGTTGCCGTTAGTGTATCTACTTGAGAGTCTAACCACTGATCGAATGTAGTAATATTTTCGTCTGTAATACCAAAATCTTTTAAGCTGGCAGGATCATCAAAAATTTGTCTAAAGTCAGAAGTCTTTGTTACACTTCCGTTTGATACGCTAGAGGTAATAATTGTTGCTATTGAGTCGGTTATTTTTTTAGCTTCATCTCTTAATTCTTTTTTTACTCCACCATCATAAGACATTAAGTCTAACATACTACCTGGATTACTAAAGCTATTCGGGTTATCTTTTGCGCTAGGCATTTTAGTATACTTACCATCCGCATCTTTTTCCATTGTAACTACCTGTATCTGCCCATTTGCTGGATTAGTATATATTTTTTTATTATTTAAATTACCAAACGATTCTATTTGTTTTAATACAAATATTTCAGCATCTGTAGCTGTCCCTGCATTCACTTTTTCCATTGCTTTAGTGTGCCATTGATCATAAGTTTTTACAATGTTGCTGAAATTACTATAGCCACTTTTTTGTTCTTGCATAAATAATTTATAGTCAGCAGGTTTTAATAAACCTTTTCTAACTAAATCCATACGAAGTCTAAGTTCTTCTTTTGATTGCGATGAACCTTCTAACACTACTCTACCTAAAGATCTACTGTTAACATCTTGAAGCTTATTTAAAGCTTCCATCTGTTCATTGGTAGCTTTTTCTATAGCTGCACGCTCTTTCATTTTAGTCTCACGCATAGAAGTCAAGTCTTCACTTAACGTAGAGGCTACTGTACTCCAGCTAATTTCAGGTGAATCACCTAAACCAGCATAAACTGAAAATCTGTTACCGCCTGTTGCTTTTTTAGAATCTGCCATTAGTTAGTAAAATTTGATTGTGGGAAAAGTAAAGGATCTAATTGTATAGGGTTTATAAATGATTGCTGAGCATTAGGGCTTAAGCTTTGAAAATTACCCAACGCATTTCCAGTAACAGCAGGTGGAGTAGTTAATGTGTTTGCACCCGTACCTCCAAAAGTAATTCCAGGGGTATTACCATAGCTAAAATTTTTCATATCATAATTACCATCTCTAATGTTTTTAAGAGTGCCTTTATCTTTTATTTTTGCTAATTCCATTTTTATTTCATCATCACTCATTTGAACACCCCTTGAATTTATAAAAGATTTCTTTTGCTCTGGGGTTAAATTTCTAAACGTCCTACCAGCTTGTCCGCCACTCATATATCCACCTTCACCAAACAAATCTGATGCACCTTTTAAACCTGCTTGCATGCCCTTAACTGCTTGTCCCATAGCTTGATTACCTAAAGTTCTAGCGTCTCTTGCTCTTAACGATTCATCTCTAGCAGCACCAACATTTATATCTATCAAATCGTTATTCACATCTCTAGCGGCCTCGGCTTTTAATACTTGATTTTCATATAAATCTTGAGCCATTTTGTCAGCAATAATTTGATTACCTTGAGTGCCTTGCCCAGCTACTTTTCCTATTCCAGCAGCTAAACTTCGTCCTCCAGCTTCTTGAAGTGACTGTACATTTTGCATTTGCTGTGCAGTGTTTTCTCTAAATTGTCTTTCGTAAGCTTGCATAGGTATTTGAATTTTTTCAAAATAATTTTTTGTAGCCAATGCTTTTGCTTCGCTCATTAATTTTCTACTTTGGGCTTCTGCTTGAGCAGCAGCTTTTCTTTGTTTGGAAGCTTGCGTTAATCCCCCAATCATACTAACACCACCCATCGCTGTACTTGCAATAGCTAATCCAGTCAATAATCCAGCCATAATAATTTATTTTTTTTAATTAATTTTTTAGGTAATTCTTTATAAGTTTCAGCGTATACATCAGCTTCTGCTTCTTCATAATTAGTAGCGTCTGTTTTGTAAACACAACACCACTCTGTATCTTCATGTATATATAACACTCTTTGAGTACCTTGTTTTGTAAATATTTTATGTGGAGCTGCTATTCTTTCAACCTCTCCGTTATCCGTTAAATAAGACACTTCTCCTTTTAACAAAAATGAAGGATGGTTTTGTTTATGTATCATACTTATAACTAAACTTCCTTTAGGCATAAATATTTCTCTTGTATACATTCCTCCTTCAATATGTTGTTTTATAGGAAATGTATCTTTCAATTTGTCTGATTGTATTTCACCAGGCTTGTGTGTAAGACACCCTTCCAGTTGTTCTATTTGATTTTTAAAAGTTTCAATCTTTTCCCACATCATTCCTCTAATCAACGGAATACTTTTTAAAACTTCTTGTCCAGCACTAGAGTCTAATACTTCCATTTATTCAAATATGAACAAAGATAAGAAATTCTAAGGATAACTTTTCATCACACTACTACCTACAGAAAATAGCTCAACTGCTGAGGTGCTATCGTTAGTCATATTAAATTCCATATAATATCCTCTTGCTCCATTTGACTCCGCAACACTATCTTTATAAGCTAATATAGCATCGCCAGCTTGAGGATTTGCTAATGGTGGTACGGGTGGTGGGTTCTGTGAAACATCAATAGTAATGCTATTGCTTGTTTTAGCTATTATTGCAGACGCTAACACTGGGGTTGTGTATACCCCTCCATTATTGGTTGATACATATACGATATCGCCTATATTTACTATGTTGCCAATTGGTTCTGCAAATTTTATTTCTCTTGCAGAAGTTGGGCCAGAAACGGCTTGAGCAATTCCAATACCTTGAGCGGATCTAAGCTTCCAATTTACAGCTCCTGAATTACTTCTAATATATGTAAACCACTCTCCCTCTTTTTGTTCAAAATATGTTCCTAACATTGAACCTGCATTTAAATCTGTTGTTAATGTTACCGACCACTTGTCATCACTTTCGTAAGACATAGTCTTAAACAATTTAATTGAAAGAGTAGGCTCAGGGTTAAATACACTTTTTATACTTGAACTATATTGTACGTTATAATAATTGTTTCTAGTTTCATTAGTGTTGTGCCTGTAAAGTTCTCCGTTTTTAAAAGTATAAAAAAATCCATTTAAACCTTTCATGTAGTCGGGAATATATGAATAAAAAGAAGGCCACCCTGGTGTTCTTTTATCGTTACTGTATGTTAATGTTGTTACTGACATAATTATTTATTTAAGGGCAACTCTGTACTCCGTTACTATCTACAGCACCATTACCTAACGTAGCAAAGTACGCATTGGTTCCTACCACTTGATAAACATAAACTCCTGAAGATACAGCTGTACCCGACTGATCACTATAAATTATGACACCAGGTGCAGGGCCTGTTCCTATTGTAGTGTAAATAGTTTCGTCTAACGTACCACTATAACTACAAGCTAGTGTAGGATTGGCTACTTGGTGTACTGCAAAAGAATAATAAGTTACACAAGTTGTTACTGCTGATACATTTCCAGATCCACCAGAAATTGTTACAACTGTACTGTTTGATGTTTTATAAAAACCATCTGGTAGTGTTGTGCTTTTACAAGCGTCTGTATAACAAGTGTTATTAACCACAGGATCAACACCTGAATTTCCATTGTGATAAAAAGTAGTGCTGGTTGATAAAGCACATGCTGCATTTACACTCGCAGCTGAAACGCTACTTGTCCATGCTACACCTAAAGCAAAACTATACGGGCCTGCTACAGTCCCATTACCGCCTGTAATTTCATAGTATGACGTTCCGTTAAGTTTATATATACCGTTAGGTAATACTGTAGTTCCGTTATCCGACCACGCTGTATTACCAGATGAAGGAAGAGATCCTGCACCACCTGATCCATTATGGAAATAAGTTTCATCTACTGTATCAACACATGCTGCAACAACAGTAGATTGAACCCCAGAACTAGAGAATGATACATTTCCGCCTGAACAAGCCGTGATAGCTGTGACAACACCATTAGCTACTTGAGCTACAGTAGTTGCAGTTATCTTATAAAACCCATCAGGCAATGTAGTTGCGCCAGTGCTATCTGAGAACACCCAATTGTGCAATATTGGTAGCACTACACTAGCATCATTTCTATCTGTGTATTGTTTAGCAAAATATGCTGTTGCACCAGAACCTGCGCATGCTGAATTAGCTGAACTGTTTTGTGCAATTGTACTTGTAGACCATGAGGGTAAAGCTGTTGGGCAAACAACTTCTAAATTCCAAGCAGTAGAATTACAAGGGCCTAAAGCTTTTAAATCCATTGTTTGAGGATTAGCATTTGCTTTTGGAATTACCATAGTACTGTATACATTTATTCCCCCCCCTTGTACGTCTCCAGTATTAATAGTTACTGATTCTGTTCCATTTTGTACCCAAGCTCCTCCACTTATAGAGTCATATAAATTATAGGTAGTTGTGTTTGGAATAGAAGGTAGACACGCATCACTAGCATCTCCTAAAACAGTAAAAGCATCTAACACACCACTAGTTGATTTAACATAACCAGCTCCTGGTATTGATAATGCGTTGTAACTTACATTGTTATAAACCCCTCTAACTCCATCTGGTATAGATTGAGGATTGAAATAAACTACAATTGCTCCTAAGTCTGTTCCTAAAGTTACATTTAAACTGTAAGATCCCTTGGCTCCACTAGGAATAGATATAGCGCCACATGATACAGGACATGTAGCACAAGCTGTAACCGCACCTAAACTTCCTCCACTCTGTACTCTATAAGTTGTTGTTCCGTTAACCTGATATGTATTGTCAGGTGCGGGAGTTTGTGCTGTTGCGTCTGTATACAGCCCTGTTGTTGTATCAAACGTAGTTCCTTGGTCAATAAAATATGTAACTCCTGTTTGGCTTACACAACATAAATTAGTAGGTGAAGTGTTGAAATCTAAAACTTGACTAACAGCACATGTACAGTTTGCAGCTGTACCTAAAGTACCTCCGCTTTGTTCTCTGTATGTTACAACACCTTCAATTGGCGCTTGATAAAAACCATCTGCGGCTTTTACTGTCAACGCTTGGTCTGTGTAAACAGCCGTAGCATTTGCAAAAGTTGTAGCGTCTATATAAAATGTATTGTCAGTTGCCATAATTTTAACAAGTTAATAAATTTTCTACCATTCCGCTAGAGTCAACATAAATTACTGAAGTTGCACTTAAAGAATAATATCCTACACCTAATTTTGTAGTTCCTTTATCATCAGAGAAAACAAAATTATTTACTACTGGAGTTGTTCCAGATCCGTTATGATAATATGTCGCTGTTTGAGACAACCCACATGCACCTGATCTTGTTGTAGACATTAAAGAAGAACTATAAGACGAATATGTACACGCCGTACAACACACATCATCTGCCGAACTACCAAAACACAAAGGAATTGTAGTACCACAAGGCCCACAAGAAGTGGCTAATTCTAACACACCATTTAACTGTCTTCTTACAGAATTTCCTGTTTGATAATATTGATCCCCTGCTTTAGTATGTAATGTTGAATCTGCAAAAACAGCAGTTGCGGTTGCGAAATCAGATGTGTCTAAAAAGTATGTAGCAGATGGGCCAGAACAACACGCAATAGAAGTAGACGAACCATACCTCAAACTTATACTTGTTGGATTTCTATAATCCCATATTAAATAAAGAAATGCAACAGGTACTGTGTTAGTGTAAGTAAAAGAAGCTTCATACACGCCAGTTGATGGATTTGCAATCGGTGTAGCTGTAGTAGCAGCTGCATCAATAGTTGCCCATTGTGACTCAGCATAACCAACAGCAGTTACTAAATATTTAAATTTATCTACCGCAGGGTCAAAAACAAAATCATCAAAATCTTTTTTATTTGACTGCATTTTAACAGTAGCTCCACTTGGTGGAAAAACTCCTAAAGAAGATTGGCCTATATTTTGAATCCAACTTTCTACTGGAGTTGTAGTATCTGTTATAAAATTAATTAATTCACTTGATACTGGACTACTAGTAGAACCTTCTGACCAATAGTATTCGTTATGAATAAACTTATTGTCATCTTGTGGTGAACCTAAAGTTATCTGCACAATCCTTAATTCTGATGTTTGAGGACACTGAGGTGTAATATCAAATGATGCTGTACCTGTAGGTGTAATTGTTACCGTAGCTGTAGTTGGTGTAGAAGAGCTTTTGATAAAATTAACAGAACTAGAACCAGTAATAGATTGATTAATAACTGAAGCGCTATTATACACCACTTGTAGATTTACTGTTCCTGTAACGTCAAAATTAAACACAACAGAACCCTGAGCATTACCCAAAGAAAGTGTGTAAGACGATGCGTCTGTAACATTTTGTCTTGATATAGTAGCACCACAACTAATAGGTACTACCGCAACGGGTATAGCTAATGAATTACTTGACAACACAAATTCATTCATGTAAGGATCAAATCCTCCAAGTTTTTGTGTTTGAAATCCAGTCGTAAACATATCTCTAAAGAATGACCTCATTCCTATTTCAGAAATTACTTCTAAACTTTCTTGTTGCCCAGATCCGCTTAATTTTAATACTACATTTCTTTTTGAATCTGTAAAGTATTTATCAAAACCATAAGTCACAAAACTTTCTGGATTATTACTAATTCCAAACTCTTCTACTCTAGCTATCTGTGTTCCTAAAACCTCTGCTGTATTGGTTATTGCTCCTCCTGCTGCTGCGCTTGATAATAAGTTTTTACCAGCTAACACATACGATATTTTATCTTCCTGTAAAACAAGAACATCCGTTTCTCTTCCGTGTAAAATTTCTATATCACCGTAGCTTACTTCTAAATCTTTAAAATTAACTAATCCTAAATTAAATTCGTTAAGTTTGTTTATGTTAGTTTCTTCGTTATATGTACCACTATACGTCAAACCAGCAAATCTGTCAGCTTTTTTAAAATCCTGTGATGACACAGATGTTACTCTTTGCCCTAAATCAAAAGATTGACCAACTAACGAATCTTTTATTTTAAAACTCTCAACTCCATTTCCAAAAGCATAACAATCAAAAAATCCTAAATTAACAATAGCTGGTAATAGGTTAGTTTGATTTTGGTCTGTTGCTGATGAACCTGACATATGTCGATTGTTTGTTATGTCATAACAAGTATCATTTTCGTAATATATATCATTGTCAATGTCAATCGGAGTGGTTTCGAAAACCATTAGTGAGTCTGCAATTTGAACTGTAATCCTTCCATCTGCACACGAATTTTTTTGTCCAAAACATCCTGATACACCACTAATAACAACTAATTGTAATTCATTTGTATTGCCTGGCGCTTGACCATCGCTTGTAATAAATTTAAATTGATGAACTCCCCTAACACTTGCTGGGTTAGTGCTTGATATGGTATTTATATATTGAATAGTAGGATCACCACCATCATCAAAATTAGTAAACGTACCACCTTTAAAATCTATATTTTCACCATTAACAAAATCATACATATTATTATAATCTTGACTAGCTTGAAAAGTTTTGTCGTATATGTAAAATATTTTTCCACATCTTTTACCTACACCATTTTGACCTATCCTTGTTAATTCTATATTAAAATTAACAATACTCCCTACAGGTATTGCTAAATTAGTTTTTGTTTGGCCATCAGATGATGTTTTAAAACATGGAAGTTGAATGCCAGGAAAGCCATTGCTTGATTTTCTACAAGTAGTTCTTCGTCCGCTATCAAAAAAAGTTGTGTCTCCTGATGTGTCAACTGAAAACGATGTAGGTTTCATTTGCATATATAACCCAGGTAGTTCAGCGATATAAGGCTCTACAGAGTTATCGCTACTTCTTACATTTGCTGATGGTGTTAAAAAATTTTGTTCTTTAGCTTCAACCCCCAAGACTTCTGCAACTGCTAATTGAGCAAGTGCACCAGAACTATCAGCCTTTATTCTTAATATATCTCCTGTTTTAACTTTATTTTGGTTTTGACCTTCTAGCTTAAAATAAATAGAATTGTCTGTTGAATCAGAATAATAAAAATTACTATAAATAGTTTCATAAGGCCCTTCAGCTTTTTTTATTACAAACTTATATTTTGTAGCCCACACTGGTGGATTTTGAAATGTAGGAATAGTAACTTTAATTTTATTTTGTAATATTGAATTACTAGCAGGAACAAAAACTGTAGGGTCAACACCTTGTGACACTAAAGCTGTAGTACTTCTTAAGTATTCATCCATATACACTATACCCACTTCGTAGTTTCTATTACTATGTAAACTTTGTATACTAGAGTTTACTATAAAAGTTGCGTTAGAGCTAATAATTTTATAGTATGCGTACAGGTAAGGTGGGGTAGGCGCTGTTCCTTCTATGTCAGCAAATCTCATTGCTGGAAGCTGTAGTGTAATAACATTACTTCCAGGGCCTGATGATATTAAAATACCTTGATTTAACCCTGTAATTCCTGACTCATCTTTTTGCCATGTTATATCTGGATTTCCTTCAGCAGGGTTTTCAACTGAGCAATTAAAAGAATCTGTTAAAGTTGTTCCTGTAGCGCAATTTCCAACTGTTTGAAACCCTGTTAGTATAGCTGATTTAAACGAGTCGCTAGTAGCTAACTCTTGAACTGATGAAAAATCTTGAGGCAATGTATATATAAAGTCTATTGTAGTAGATCCTTGATTACCCGTAACTGTTCCATTATTGCCAGTATATCTATCTTTTAGATATGAAATAGAAACTGCAAAAACAGCACCTGATTTTAAAGTAGTACTAACACCCGCTAAGTCTAAAATTAAAGTAGAGTTGGCTACTGTTTGTGTGGTATCAATTGTGTAATCTAATCCACTTCCTAATGATGTTCCAATATCTGCTGTTTGTATTTCTTCAGTATTTAAATCAGCAACATAATTCATTCTACAATTAACACCATCACTATCAACTACATCTCTTCCGTCTTCATAATTACCATATATAAGTCTATTAGCCATAATGGTTTGTGCTTTTGCAATCAATGGCACATTGTCGTATAATCTTAATAACTCACTTTCTGGTAATGTGGTATATATTTTACTGTTTGTAAATACTTGAGTTTGAGTTGAGTTATCTGGCCAACCAAAATCAGCTTTTTTAAATTTTTCTATTACATTAATTATATTGCTGTTGGCAAACTTAAAAACTAAATCTACTCCAATCACATTTGAATTACCAGTATTAAATCCAATATTTACAGCGTTGTAAATATTTATCATTCCCTTATTAAGGTTAGTAGCTGGATCGTAAGCAAAAACTCCTGGTGCAAAAGCAATATCTGTAAACTGAGATAACGCACTATATTCTTCATCTTGGTATTGATACCTATAAGCAAAAGATATCATTCTAGTTTCCATAAAATTTGCTTCAGTAGCTTGTGTAAATAAAGTAATAGTAGGCGCTGCAAGCGGTGGCTGAACTATAACATTTAAATCAGCTGCTGTAACATTTTGATATGACCTTGTAATATTAATTTTTCTAGGAGGATTTTTATCATCAGTAAAAAACAATAAGTCTCCTATTTTATTTACACCTGTTATAAGATATTTAGAGTCAAAATTTAAAACATTACCAGTATCTACTACATGATAGTTTACTAGCGTGGTTTTAACTTCATACGATACAATCATGTCCACTGCGTCTGAAGCCACAAACCAATACATGGTTTCATTAGCCCCGTCATCAAAAGCTCCTATACATAAAGCGTCTGCTGCAAGTAAAGTTCCGTTATTGTATTGAAGCGTGGTTAACTTTGTGTTTCCTTTAGAGTTTTCTAACGCACCTATTTCAGTCGTTTCGGTTGCTCCTAGTCTTACGTTTGTCGCTGAAACATATTCGCCTGGTGGAACTAATCTTTCATCCACGCTTTGGTTCATTCGTCCAGCGATAAAATTTGTAGTTACTATTGGCATTTTACTTTATCCATTTATCCTTTCCTCTCATGCTCATCAAGAGTCTTCCAGGGTGAATATTACTTAATCTTATTTTAGCATTCCTAAGTAAAGATGACTTATCTTTTCTAGCTCTATTGACTATATACTCTTGAACACCCAACTTGCTATTTAAAATAGAATACTTAATGTATGCGTATATAAATTCCTCAAAAAGCTTATTGACACTAATGTCAGCATCTACTCCTCTTTCCATACCATCAGAAACATATTCTAAAACTATAGAGGTTGCTGATTGTGCAGAGCTAAAATTTATAACACCCCTTTGTTTATCTATAGAAAATGTTTTATTTATATTGGCAGTTTCTGTATTTAAACCAAACCTGCTTCCTATTGCAAAATCAAAATACCAACATCCATCCACATTATAACCTTCTTGACCATCATAAGGACTATCAGCGTTTAAGTATATACTTGTTTCTCCGCTTCTAAATGATAAATCTAATGGAGAATCTTGTGGTTTTAAAACATTACCATCTTGATCATATATAATTTTACCATCATTATCTTGTAAGTAAGTAGAAGCCCAACCTGTTTGAATATTTTCTGTTAATGGTAGTAAAACTCCATTTACAAATTCAGAGATTCTTACCCAATTAACATAGTCATGTGGTAGAATAAACTTCAACTCTTCCCCTAAATCCATTTGCAATATCTTAATTTCTTTCATTGCGTCGTAATTCAATTCTTGAATACCTCTTTTTGCATGAAACAATACTTGATATCTTTCAATGTTATTAATAAGAGAATTATTCCCTTGATACATTAATATAAAATTATTAACTATATCGTTTAAAGAAACATATTGGTAAGATCCCCAATTTTTTGCTTCAGGAACATTTCCTGAGTTTGTGTAATATGCGTAATCATTTATATATGCCATATCTTATCCTTGTGTTTGATTATCTTCTGCTATTTCTGCTTGACCAAATTGATAAACATCTGCCTCTCTAATTTCAATACCTATGTATTTACAAATTTTAGCTACAATCGCAGGCTCATCTGATAATGGTAATTCAAAATCTTGATAATCCGCTGCCGCCGAATTAAACACTGGAGCGCCACCTGCTAACACTGTAGCATACGTCCAGTTTGGAGGTAATGGATATCTTACATATTCAGTTATTATTGAACCTTCTGTTGTTAATGTAGAGGGATACATAGATATACTGTTACCCAACTTTCCTGTTGTAGAAACTCCTGTAATACCACTAGTTGCGCCTCCTAGCACATATGCTGGATATCCAGTAGATGGTGCTGTTAAAGGTGAATTGTTTAAATAAAATATTTTATTTTGATTTACTCTTTCAGCCTCTACAATACCATTAGTAGTAAATATAGAAAAAGTGTTTCCACTAGCAGCGGCTGGATTAGCAACTGGTAATATATTTGTACTCAATGTTAATTGAGTCTGGCTATCTACACTAACCACATAAGCACTAAAACCTTTATAAGTACTACCTGCTGTAGTGTTAACTATTATTTGTCCTGGTAAAACCCCGCTTGTTATAAAAGTAGAGTTAGAATCTCCTACTTGATTAACTACAGTGTTCATATTGTTAGTTCCTGATACTATAAAATTAGGGTAGTAGTTTATTTTATTAATATAATAGTAATCTTCAGGCAAGTAGTACATGTTGTTTCCTTGTTTCAACAAGCCTTTAGTTACAGAAAAACTATCTATAACTTCTACTAAACTTTTTACTATATCAGCATATCCTGTTCCTGAAACTCTTTGGTTTTGTTTTACTATCCAGCTATTATACTGATAAAAATAATCTTCAAACATATCCATTTGCGCTTGTTGCGCATATAGATTAAAATCCTGTGGAGCTATGTATCCATAATTATTTTTATTTGCTATAGCTAAAACTGTATTTCTAACTGAGTTAATCATCTCAAATTGTTTTTACAAATATAGTCAAAAAAAAAGAGGTTACTTTTTTGTAACCCCTCTTTAATTTAATAAGTAAAAAACTTATGTGGTCTGTAATCCAGCTGCCTTAACGCCTGATACAATTCCAGTGATTGTAGAAGGTGGGTTACCAGATGCAGCACTCTTAGGATATCCTAATGGTGTGTGAACTGGTTGTTGCCATGAAAGCGTAAGTGATGTTTCTACCGCCTCATTTAAGAAATCTTTCCATGAAGAAGTATTAGCTGCAATTGCATCATGAGTAATTTCAAAAGACTGCACTACATTAGTTACAGCAGGTACTGTTTGACTTGCGTCAGCTCCATAATTAATAGAGCCAGCTGCCTGTGCGCTAGAAAGTTCATTGTAAAAAATGTTAACTTTTGTTGTGCTTTCTTGTTTAATCTCCATGATTCCATTCACGGGGATTAGTTTATATCCAACATCTTGTCCGCTGCCTGATATAAATAGTTTAATAAATTTTTCCATAGGTAATAATGTTAATGGGTTAATAAACAACAAAGATAATCTTTATTTATTTATTTTTTTAAGCGCTTCTTCAAGAACTTGTACGCTTCAATACCTTCATCACTTTTTAAATACGATGTTGTTATTGTGTACGGATCTTCATTAAAAGGTACTGTCAACATTTTCTTTTTGTTTCCAGGCAAGTTGTAATAAACATCTTTATTGTTGTTTCTTAAACTTAAAAAACCTGCATCAAAAAATTGATGTACTTCATTTTGCATTTCTAACATAGGATCGTTTACTGTATCAATAAAATCCTCTGGATAGTTTTTGGCATAGATAAGTATATCTCTTTTTAATTCTGGTGTTGTCATGTTGTTAGACTGATTGCCCATAAGTATCCTGCACACTGAAATTAATTTTTCAGTAGACAAATCTTTTGCTAAAACTTGTGCGTCAATCTCTAATTCAACATGTTCTAATTCAACAGCAGCATCGTCAGCTTTATTTATTTCTTGAAATACCATTCCGTTACCTGGATGATAATGCAAAAACTTTTGAAGTATTTGATTTTCTCTTGGGACAAATAACATCCCGTCTTCAAAAACAACAGGCTCTAAAATAGCGTTTCCATCTTGCTCATCTTCAAAAGGAGTTTTTTGGTTTCTTGCATATCTTAAAGGACGATTAACACCTTGTTCTTCGTCAAAATATAATAAAGGTGATCTTACTGAGTGTCGTGATGATAGCATATAAGAAAGAGGTCTTTCTTCTCTAGTTAGTCTGTATGCTTTATCTACTAATTGGGTATTCTTTTTTTTCATTATAATATAATTTAATTTGATTTATAAAAAATAAAGAGTACCTCCGTCCGAAGACGGAGATAAACTTTAAGGTAATTCTAGTTTTGGAATAAGAAGAAGTTGTTTGCACCTAAAGTACATACAGCTCTTTCTGATAGGAAGTTTACTTCCATCGCATCCAAGTCAGAAGTTCTTGCGCCACCAGCTGAACCAGTAATCCAAGTTTTGTATCTTCTGTCTTCAGTTTCTGAAGCTCTATATCTAACATGTAAGAAAGGTCTCTTAGCATTCTTACCTAAGATTTGGTCATAAACTGTAGTTGAACCAGCAGGAACTAAAAGCCCGTTGATTGCGCCAGCACTAACACCACCTCTCATAGTAGGATCGTTAAGATATTTCCAGTCAGACTTATAGAAATCATAACCTCTTCTAAATCCTGTAAATCCAAGATTTAAAGCCATATCCTTATCATTGTCAAATAAACCATACGATGTACCACCCGCTCCGTGAGAGTTTTGTGCAGCTAACATATCGTCCATATCAAATGAAAATTGTCTATTACAGAAAATTACATTTTCTTCTATAGCTCCTTGCTTATCTAGTCTTTGGATAATAGAATCAAATGCAGCTAGGTTTTGTGGGTTACCACCACCAAATACATTTCCTCTATTTCCAACTACGAAAAATACACCGTCAGAACCATTAAGGTTTGCAACACCAGCAGCTCCTAAACCAACACCACCATTTTGCAGGTAAGATGCCGCTCCAGAACCAGCAGCAGCAGGTACAGCTTCTAGCATAGCAGTTTCTAAATAATCTTCAAATCTAAGTCTTGTTTCATGCTCAGATTTTAAGTACCATAAATATCCGCTAGCGCCATTTTCAGTTGTAATTTCTATCCAACCTATTTGAGCCATATCAGATCCTGAAACTTGGTATTTATCTTTTATGATAATTGGTTTGTTCTCAAAGATGAAGTCATCTGCATCGTTAGAACCTACCATACCGTTAGTTCCTTTGTTAAATTCAGAACCATAAATAAAGATATCACAATTTACTCCAGCAGCCATTGCTTGTCCTCCTGCTTCATAGTAAGCTATTGTTACTACATTTGGATTAGCAGCTGTAGGAGCTACAGTAATTATACCTTTGTTTTGTAAATTAGATCCAACAGTTTTGTCAGAAATAACTACAGTTTGTCCCACTCTAAGAGACGCTTGGTTTGGAGTTCCAGCTAATGCAGGGTTGAAATTTTCAAGAGCATTGTTGATTGTCCATACACCAGCATCTACGCCCGCAGCTCCTCCCGAAGTACAGTTGACGTATTTAGTGTGTAATCTTCCTTGTTCTGCCCATTTGATAAGGTCAGAATTAGAAGGCATTTCAGCGCCTACCATTCTTAAGAATGATGCTACTGTTCTATTTCCATAACGCTCGAATTCTTTTTCGTAAGTGTCAGGAAGATATTGTTGTACCCAAGTAAAACCTGAGCTAGGAATGTAATTTGTAGACAAGGGCACTTGCTGTGAACTTGGTTGCAAATCAAAACCAGGGATTGCATTTACTGCCATAATTTTAATAATTTAATAATGTTTAACTTCTTTTAATACTTCTAATTTTAAGTCCTCTTCCACTATCAGTATTTCCTACTGGCCTTATTTTCATTCCGTCTTTAGAAACGGTTTGGGGAGCCTGTCGCATATCCATGTTAATATTTTTAGATTTTCTAGAAACATTATCTACAGCGTTTGTGACACCTTGATCGTAGAAAAATTGAGCAAACTTCTCAGGGTTCATAGCTACCGCCATTGAACGATGATAACCTTGTGCATCTGAAATTAAACCTTCTTTGTCCATAAATTTACCGACAAAATTATTTATGTCGGATTGAACATTTTTAAGTTCGTCAGAAGTCCCAGGTTTATAAGTAATATTATTTTCTCCAACCTTGAAATCAAAACCTTTGAATTCGTTGTTAAAAACTTCACTAGTTTTATTTAAAAAATAATCATACCTTTTCTTTTGCCTTTCCTCAACAGTTTGAGATTCCTCAATGTAACTTTTATAAGCATTTAAATTTTCTTGTTGTTCAGCAGATAATCCATCCCCACTCGACTCAAGCGGAATTTTATATTTATCTTTTTGTTCATTCAAAAACTTTTTAGCTTTCGCAAGTTCTCTTTTTTTTGCTAACCTTATTCTTTTAACGTCTTTAGGGTCGTCAACATCATCGTCAACACTGAATTTATCTATTATGATATCTTGGATATCTATAGCATCCAACCCCTCTTCAGTTGCAGAATAATAATTAGCTAGTACATCGTCTTCGTCCATGTTACTGTAGTCTTTTTGTAAATTGTAAAAGTCTTCAATACCACGACCAGTTTCTTTTTTGTACTTAAAATACGCAGATACATCTTCTGGTAATTCTTCATTTGCCTCTTTTTCCGCAAATAGTTCGTCAACAGAATTTATATCTTTGTTGTATCTATCTTTAATATAAGAAAGAACGTCTGTGTCATTTAACTCTGGCACGGGAGTGTTTTCTTTTTCAACAGCAACAGGTTCTTCTGCAACTGGTATTTCTTTTTCTACTTCAACCTTTTCTACATTTTCAGTAGGTTTTGCAGTGTCTTCAAATTTTTCTTCATGTTTTTGAAGTAATTGTTCTTCGATTTCTGCACGAGACTTTTCTTTGACCGCCCCTAAGTCTTTTACTTTGATTTCCATTAGATTATATTTTTTGTAAAGTTAAACAAAAATTTATATATTTTTTAAGTGATTATATAAATCAATACCAAGTCGCTCACCAACAACTTTATCTGAATTATAATGTACGTTCGCAATAATCCTGCTTTTCGAAATATTGTCAGCTGCCTTAACAAATAAAGAATTCATTTCAGGATACATATCAGTCAAAACTTCTTTTATTAAAAAAGCTTGCGCTGAATGTCCTGATGGAAATGAAGGAGTTTGAGCTGAGGACATTTTTACATAAGGCAAATTTATACCATATTTTTCTGCTACAACATTTGGCCTTTCTCTATTATGGTAGTTTTTTATTTTTAAAATAGGTTTTGAGCTTTCTTTAATTAAGTTAGCTACAAGCTCAGATGGATATTTTCTAGATTTATTATTGAACAAATCTTTAAACACCCTTTGAATATTATTATACTTTTGTGCAAACCCTGCGTTTATTTGTTTAGATTTTAAAAATTTAATTTCACTCAGCGTTTTTAAAGATGAACTAGGTGGATGTTTTAAAGTTTTATATTTTTGTATACTAAAATTATCAAACATTATCTAGGCTCAAATTCAGCTAAATCAAAACCATCTAAACTATCTTCATTAGACTCAAAGTTAATTGGTGGTAAATTATTTTTACGCTGTTCAATTAATTTAGATTGCTCAGTAGACTGTAAGCTAACCCTATCATCTTTTGCCTTTTCTCTATTTTGCTCTCTTTGACTTAAGTTTGTTTGTTCCATTCCTTTTATTTGCATTTGAAACTCAAACTCAGTTTGCATTAATTGCCTTTTTAATTCAGCCTCATTTTTCATTTTTTCAATTTCAAACGCAACATCAGCTTGTCTGTATTGAATTTTAGCTTGCGATTCCATTTGTATTTTTTGAGACTCTAATTGTGCTTGTGCTTGCTGCGCCTGCATTTGCATTTGAGCTTGCATTTGTTGTTCTTGCATCTTTTGCTCCTGCTCCATTTCCTGCTTTTGTTTTCTTTTTAATTTAAGCAATTGATTAGCCATTTTAAGATTATTAATTTCTCTGATATCTATTGCATCTTCTAAATTAATATCTTGTTTTGATAAAGCCATTTGTATATTCTGTTCCAACATAGCTTTTTCTTCTTCGTCTGGAGCCATTTCTATAAATATCCCAAAGTCATATAAATACAAATCTTTAATTTCTTCTAATATTCTAGTATTATATTTCCCAATCTGCATAATAAATTCATCCTTAAAATCAGCATATTCCAAAATATCAGCTGTTCTAATTGATAAACATTCTGCAATTGTTCTAGTTATATATAAACTACCTTGAAGAATATGTCGAGTAGCAGTATTTGAATTTAATGCAGCAAGTTTTTGAACCCCTACAAGTGAATTAGGATCTGGAGTAGACCCATCTCTAGCCTCATTTAAACCAGTGACTGCTCGAATCATATCTAAATAATGATTGTAATTAGCAATCAACATTTGCATTTTACTGGCTCCACTATTTGAAGTAAGTTGTGTAATAGGAACTCTAGCGTTATTAAATTCTCCATCTTGGGTAAAGCTTCGCCCCACTACGCTACCTGTTTGAAAATATAACCTTAAAGCGTCTTCAGGATTGTAAGCATTTCCAGTTCCTAAATCCACCTCATTCAGACCATCGGCATCAATAAACACACCATCTGGCACAACTCTTGAAACTACTTGTTGTATTTTTAAATGAGTCATTTGAATTAAATCTGCAAATGGAACCATTCTTTTTACTAAAGACTCTAATTGACCTTTATACATTCTAGGTGCACATGCCACATAATTAGGCATTGCAAACTGATTTGCTGATTTAGGCCTTACCATATTTTCCGCTAACTTCCACTCTAATAAAATATTAGTCCCCATCACCATAACTCCAGTGTACCAAACATCAATTCTTTTTGTAACTTTTTCAAAATTACCTTCTTCCATCATTTCTTCTGGTGGATTAAATTGATCGTCTTTTTCTACAGTTTTATATGTACCATCTGAAAGTTTTTTTCTTTTGTAAACAAACGAGTGTGTAGTTTTGTAATTAAAATACATCAAAGTAGCAGTATCTCTATAGAACATACTGTTTTCATAAAACTGAGCGGTATTAAAATAATTATACCATGACTGACTTGACTGAGCAATTTCTTCTAAATCTTCATTTGTTAAAGTAGGATCTATTTTTATTAATTCTGTCATAGGAACAGTTTTAATTTCACCCCAATAAAAACAATCTTTAAAAAAAGGATCTTCTGTGTAACTGTAAACAACATTTGCAGGATCAACATAATCAACTTTTACACCTTGTCCTGGCAAAAACTCATGCTTAGTAATACCTAAACCAATAGTAGTTAAATCATAATCAACCCTACTTCTAGTGTCATTATAATGATTTTCTTCAAAAAGAACATTAATAGCTTCTTCTTCTGCTATCTCAATAGCTGGTTTATATTTCATTTGCATAAACAATTCCATCTCCTCATCATTTTCTGGCAAATCATCTTGATTAGTTTCAAAAACATTTATACCAAAATCTGTTTCAATTTGCTCAAACAATGGTTTAGCAAGAACCTCTCCTTCAATTGCTTTTTGAAATTCATTTCTTTTTTCAGCCGACATTGCATCTTCAGCGTGAGCCTTAACTTTAAAAAGTCTGTCAGACATTCCGTTAACTACGATGTCTACAAACTTTGGTATAATAGGGACTGGTGTCCAGTCTAAATTAAGATAGCTTAAATCACCATCTATTGCTAATTCGTTTTTGTACTTGGCTATTGACTGCTCTCCTCTAGCGTATAATCTTAAACGCATAAATTCACCCCATTGATCATAAAATCTACAAGAGCCATTATCTCTTCTAAACCATTCGTATTGTATCGCTTGACCTATCTGTAAACCATACTCCATAGTGTCTTTAGTAGCATCAGAAACAAATTGATCTGGGAATGCAGCAGCCTGAATATTTATGTCTACTTTTTTCATCTATTAAGTAATTGGCTTACTGAGTTTTTGTTATTATATCTTGCAAAGTTAATGCTTATTTTTGATTGTTTTTGTACAGGTGTGTATAGGTGCTTTTGATTAGCCATAATTGCTAATCCTGAACTTATAGCCGCATCAAATTTTGTTCGGTTTGAAATATCAAACTTAGCCCAATCTTCTAGCGTTCTTTGAAAATACATACTACCCATATCGTCTTTATCTCTATAGCTACCTTCTAAATCTAAACCTATATGTTTTTCAATATACGACTCAATAGCAGAGGCGTGTGATTGTTTCACATCTTCAGAAGTGTTAGGGATACCCCCTAATTCTTTTTCTGTTTTAGACAACTTATTATAAGACTTGTCTGGTCGGTTTAAACTATATCCTCGGTATCCTCTATTTTTAAAATGATACAATAAACGAGGTTTGTTGTTCTCACATAAAATAGGCATGCCATAAAATATACATGCCATCAAGACTTCCTCAAAAAATATTTCAGCGGTTTGAGGTCTAGCAATATATTCTAAAAATATATGATTGCTAGGCGCATCATCCATACTAAATTTTGTCATTCCATGTAAAGCTCCGTTAGAGCCTTTACCAACAACAACTCCTGATATATCATAAGAATCACATCCAAAAGAACCTATATGTTCGTTTCCTGGATATTTTTTACCGTTCTTAGTTATAACATTATTTTGAAGCGTAGCTTTAGGTATGTAAGTTACAAAAAATCTTCCTCTTTTATTTGGAGTCCATATTACCTTGCTATCTTTAACACCATCTTTCCAATGGAAACCTCCTTGAGTAACATGATGATGGATATTTAAAGAATCATTGTAATCAATCTGTTGATAAATTTTTGTTAAATTAAACAAAGACTGTTTACTTTCATCTCTAAAAGCATGTGACTCTGTTCTTGGAAATTGTCTGTAAAATTCATTTAAAGCATCGGGGTCTGAAGCTAATGAATCCACTTCGTTCTGCCAATAATCTAAAGCACCTTGTGTAATTGTTTCTTTATCTATGCCAACTATTTTTTTTGTAGGATTATTAAAAACAGGCATACCATGAATATCTATAAACCCTTCCATATTCCACTCCATTGGAATAAACAAATTATATAACCCACTTTTTGTTTGGCCATTAGAGTTTCTGTTTTTACAATCAGAAGACTCAAATAAATCTTTAAAATTTCTACCTCCTTTATCCAATGCGTTTGATGTCGATCCCATCATACATTTACCTATAACTCTACTACCTAAACGTAAACATGTTTTAGTTACCCTCCAGTTATTAAGTATGTTTTCAGGACGCTCCCACTTACCACTTTCATCATGAACCAATAACTGTAACTTTTCACCATCATAACTGTTGTCAGATGTATTCTTCCAGTCAATAGTTGTGTCTAATCCTTCAAGCTCTTGATCATCCAATACATACATATTTTTTTTAGTAATCTTAGAAGCTGGAACCCTATAAGCTAATTCTGTTTTAGGTTTATCCATACCATCTTGAATAGGTTTAAAAAAGAAAGGATAATTATTGGATATAGGAACTATTTTATCGGTAAACATTTTTTTTGCATCTGCACCAGTTTTTGATAGTATACCAATTCTAGAATCTTTTGTTATAGTAGCCGTATTCACGCCCTCGCACGAGCTCATAAATGAAAAACCTGAACGTCTTATTTTTAAATAACACATTCCAAAACTTCTTTTGTCTGCTTTACACGCTTCCCAAAATATATAAAACAATCTATTAGCTTCTCTAAAATCAGGATGACCAACATCAATCTTTGTCCATTGTAAATACATATAATGTGTTCCTGTAATGTATGTAGGAATACTATTATTAAGAAACCAAAAACCTTCTTCTCTTTTATCAAACTCGCTTTCAATGTAATCTACCCAGGTGTTTTTAAACTGAGGTGGCGCATCATGCCAATGAAATATTGATTGTATACGTTTTAATTCTTTTGGTAACTCGTGTGGCTCCCAGTATTGTTCTTCTTTGTTTTTTGAACGCTGGTATATTTTACTTGGTGGTTTAGGAAGTGCTATGTTTAAACCACTTATGTTTATAATGTCTTGAATTTGACCTGAACGAGATATAACAACAATATCATACTTTTCGTTGTAACCATACTGCCAACTCTTAGCTTTGTTTTTTGTTGACAATACGTTTTTAGGCACTATATTATATAGCGGAAAAAATAATTTATTTTGATCTTGATTCTGCAAATCCTTTAGGGGTGTTGTTTTTAACTATGTCCGTTCCTTCTAACATTTGTTTTTCCTCTTCAATTCTTTTTAATATTTCAAACGCATCAAATATAGCTAGCTTTTTTGTTGCTGCTGCATTTTTTAATCTATCAGCTGCCAACTCATCTTCAGCATCGTATTTAATTATATCTTCTTTAGCAACTTTAATTAACTGAATAACTGCCCTTTCTCCAGCCTTTATTATTTCTAACTTTATTTGTTTTATATCCATTATAAAATCATTGTAATATTTTCGGTATACATACGATATAATTTTTCATCATTAATAATAAACTCATAATCACTATCTGGAGTGTAAGATATTTCATCACCTTGTTTTACTCCTAGATTAATCAATTCTTTATTAATATATTTTACAGTTCCTATTAATGGTTCTTCTTTTCCTGTTTTACCTAAAAAAGATTCTTTTGCTTTTACAGGTTTTATAAAACAATATTTAGAATGAGCTATCCACTTTTTGTTTTGATAGTATAAAAAAAACTGATCTTCATCTACTAAAAACATATCTTCCATAAAAAAGCTTTTACCACTTTTTTCTCTTCCCTGCATATCGTAGTAAAATTTAAATACATTATGATGCACAAGTAATATGTCTCCAATATTCACATCACCCTTATAAGACAATGGTAAAGATATTACTTGTCCAAACCTATTTGATGCTTTATGATCTTCTTTTGATGTGCTAACTATAAAATCTAAGCCACCTATTTCTTTTGTATTGTCATACCTTTTACCTTTTAAAGGACGTACAATAAAAGAATATGGAGACTGCATTAGAAGTTTATATTATATTCAAGAGAGATAGGAAGAGTTGTTTTAAACTCTTTCCATATAACCACTTCTTTGTTTTTCTCTATCCATATTTTGTAAGATTTTGATAAAGGATCGTGCTGAATTAAATGAATAAAATAGGAACCCCCAAGAACATCCTGCCCTACTATGTAATGCATAGCTCCAGACTTATAGTCTGCTCCTATTGAAATCTTTCTAATATCCATTTAATTAAAATGTAGACGCTAATTTAAGTGTCTGATATGTTATATTAAAATATAAAGTACCGTTTCCATTAGTCGTTGCGGTATTAGCAACTGATGTTAAAGTTAACGGTGTACTAGCTGGCAGTGTAACATTATCTTTTGTTCCTACATTAAACACAGTATCTGTTGCAGAATTTAAAGTTGCTTGTGGAATGGCATTAAAATCAACAGTTCCTAATTTTGGAATAGCTCCGTTTGCAAAATCAAAAGGAGTGGGCCCTGCATCCATAAAACACACTATTTCTTTTATAACCAAAACATATCCTGCGCCAGGTGATGCAATTAATTCATAAGGAGTTGTAAGTAAAAAATGTAATGAAGCTGCTGGAACACTAACACTAAGTTGCGAATCTCCTAAACCAAATAATGTTTGTAGAGACTGTAGTGTACATGTTTTAGTCGCAAGGTTATTTCCCTTGTCGGTTAACACAAAGTAGTCTGTTAAAACAGGATTGATGTTGGCATACGCAGCCGTGTTACTTATTCTAGCCATATTATATTTATTTCACTTCTTCAACCTCAACTACTTCCGCTTCTTTTTTAGTAACAACTCCTGTTGCTAAATCAATAATAGCGTCTTTTCCGTAAGTTTCAGCTAATTTTTTTTCTTCTACACCAAAGGCAGCTCTAAGGTCATCAAGCTGTTTTAGCGAAGCTTGTTCTCTTAAAACATTATCGGCAATTTCAAGTTTAGCTTTTGTAAACTCTTGGTTTAAATCTTGAATTCTTTTTAGTTCTTCTTCAGTTAATTTAATTTGACTCATTTTATTTATTTTAAAGATTAATTTTAAGTTGTAAAGATAGTAAAATATTATTATTCTTCTACGGGTGGAATAGGCATTGGGTTATTCCATGTGAAATATAAATCCTCGTCTACTGGATTTTTTTCTAGAGCTATTTGTTTACCTATACCATCTTTCATTACAGCTGTATCTAATCCATCTTCTAACCATCCAACGACTACATTTTCAAATGCTTGGTCATCTGCCCAAGGAATAAATGGAGTGCCAGGAACATAAGTTACACTGTAAACACCAATAGTTGATGCTTGATATTGTTGCTCATCTTCATCAATACCTGTGTAGGTATAATGAATGTTATAAATAACATTGTCTTGTCCGTCTGATTCAATCTTTGCGTTTAATTGATTAATTGTCCACTTATATAATATTGCCATAATTTAATTTTTTACAAAGTTACTTATTTCTTTTTTAAAATTTCTACTTCTGCTTTTAGTTCTTGTATTGCTTTTACAAGTATTGGTACTATTTTTGAATAATCAACCCCCTGTGGATTAATACTCCCATCTTCATTTACTAAATCTTTATCTCCTGCTGCTGCATCTGGTATAACTTCTTGAAGTTCATGAGCTAGTACTCCATAACTTCTTTTACCATCTATTTTCCATTTAAAATTATAAACAGGTATTTTTAAAACCATATCTAACCCTTGAAAATCTTGTAAATCTTCTTTTAATCTATAATCTGAATTTGTGTTAAATATTGTAGCAGAACCACTAGTTTGTATTTTACCCACTGGTCCATTAGTATTAAAAAATTCTTGTAAATCACTTAAAGTTGCGCTATTACAAGATTGCATTAAAGTATATCTTGCTTTAGAATCTGATTTAAAAGCGCTACCAAAAACACTTGCAGATGGTAAAGCGGTACATCCAAATAAAACATCTCCAACCCTACTTGCATTTAATCTAATTTGCCCATCACCTCTAACTGCAAAATGTTCAGCACCACCAGATGCTCCAGTTGCAGCAGCAAGATTTTCTACATAAAAAGCGTGATTTGAACTTGATGAACCTGCACTCAAGTAAATTCCATTTGCTAAAGTTGAATCGGTTAAAACTCTTAATTTATAAGAAGCAGATGTTACTCCTATCCCCACATTTCCTGCACCTGTTACCTGTAATTTTATTGTTGGATAATCAGTATTAGATGTTGTGTTTCTTGTTCCGACTATAAAATCTCCTTTGGTAGCACCACCACCATCTGTAATTACACTTCCAATTGTTACAGGACTTCTATTGTTTTCTGAATATCCAAAACCAATAGTAGCATATTCACCTGTTGAACCATTATTTCTTACTAATAAACCTGTTTCTCCTGTTGCACCAAAAGTAAAATTATTTGATTCAGCAGTAAACCCACCACTATCAGTTCCACTATTTCCATTAGCAATTAATTTTAATGCCCCTGCTGTTGAGATAGCAACTTTTTCTGTCATAGTTCCAGAAGCAAAAGCACCTGAGGTATAAATACCAATGTTACCACTTTGGTCTGTTTGTATTTTTGAAACAGGATATGTCGCATTATACATTTCAATTATTCCACCTCTGTTAGCTCCTTCTAATCTTAATGTAGCATAAGAATTTGATGTATCTTCGTTAATATGTAATTGTGCTTGAGGCAAAGTTACTCCAATTCCTACGCTGCTGCTTTGTATGGTCATAGTTGTGCCACCACTAATACCAAAGTATATGTTACCTTGGTAAGAGGTAAAAAACATTGGTCTATTTGCGTCTCCTTCAAATCTATAATTAACACTATCCCAAAGCCCCATATTTAATTGATTTGTTCCATCAATTAATCTAAATCTAGCACCAGATTTTTGAATATCAAGATTTTGTCCAGGTGTACCACCAATACCAACATTTCCAGTATCTAATACTGTTAACAAACTTGACCCGCTACCGTCTTTTATTTGAAAGTTTCTTGAAGATTGGTCATCATCTGAATCAATCATTATAGCACCTGATTCTCTAAACTTAATTTGTGCAAAATCAGCTACTTGAAAATCTAAAGCAGTTGCACCTGTTAAAGTTAAATTACCTGCAAAAGTTGCATTAGATTGTTGATTTATTATTAAGGCATTAGTACTTGCTGTTCCGTTTGTTGTCCTAAATATAAATTGACCTGTAGTATTAGTACCACCTCTTGATTGAAAAAGAGCAGTTGAACCAGATTGCTGTATTATAAGTTGTAAGTCACTTGCAGCCGTGTCGTTTATTGTTAGTTTAGGTTGGGCTTTAGTTATTGTTACATCTCCTGCAAAAGTTGCATTATCATCTACTGTTAGTTCATCATTTATATAAGCATTTCCATTACAATATAAATCAAAATTAAAATTAGAAGCAGTGCCAAAACTTCCACGCCTTGCAAAAACGTTTCCAGTAAAAGTTGCAGATTTATCATGATTTAATGTTAAAGCTATACCTTGACCAGTTGTAAATTCTAAATTTGAACCACTACCAGTTGCTGTGTTTCTTATATAAGTCCAATTATTATTACTACCGCTTACATTGTTTTTTATAGCTAAAGCATAACTAGGTAAATTTAATTGAGCGGTTATACCACTTGTATATATTCCAGTTGCACCCATCCCAACAATACCTGAAAAAGTTGCAGTACTTCCTGATAAAGCACCGCTTAGTGTTAATCCCCCTGTTACATTCCCGCTACTTAAAAATTTAATCGCCATTATAATGTTTTTACAAAGATATTAATTTAAATTAAGGACATGTACTTGTTGCTTGCACTGTTCCTGTATTTCCTAGTAGTCTAAAAAATCTTACTGGAGGTGCTGGTGGGCCCGCTGCAAATATAGCGTAGTTTGTTCCAGTACCACCAGAGGCTGGTGTTGTTCCACTAGAATTAGTATACACTATATCACCTGTAGCAGGGTAAGTTCCACTACCATCATGATAGTATGTAGCAGAAGATCCTAAGGTACTACAAGAAGTGTTTCCGCTTTCAACTATACCTGCTCCAACTAAAAAACCTCTTAAAGACACAAAACTTCTTCCGTAAAACTCACTAAAAGCATGAGGAGCACTTTGATTTACAGGCGGACTAGCTGTAGCATATATTTTTACAAGCGAGCCTGTTTGAGGCGTTGAGCTACTACCAGACAAAGGTGCATTAGCAGTTGCCGACCTACCAGCTACGGTATTCATTTGACTTGCTTTTATTTCTCCTGAACTTGGTAAACTCATTACTCTTTACAATTACAATTATTACAAGCACACGGCTTATTTTTTAATACTTCTATTTCAGCTTTTAATTCTTTTATTGCTTCAAGTAATATTGGAGCCATACCTTGATGTCTCATCGATAGCATACCATCTTTGTTTTCTCTTACAAGCTCTGGTATAATTTTTTGTACATCTTGTGCAATAAACCCTATATCATGTTTCCAATTTTGATCAGGATCATAAGCTTTATCTTGTTTTTTATCTTTCCAATCAAAGGTTACACCTTGTAGTTTTTCTACTTTATCTAAAGCTGATTTAATAGGTTTTATATTTTCTTTTAATCTTTTATCTGATGGTGAACCATAAGCTATTAAATCTGCTGATACTGTTAACGTTCCGTCATCAAGTTTCATTTTTGCTGTGCCTCCAGCCATTTGCCATATAAATCTTTTTTCAACTCCGGTAGGAGATGCATTACCGTGATTTGCTGAAAATATAACTGAACTATCTGTATTGTTTTGAATTAAAGAAAATGTTGTTCCACCTGTAAATCTACAAACTAAATTTCCAGTATCTTTTACGCTTAACGTATTAGGAACTGATGAATCACCAATTCCTACTTTATTAGCAAAAAAGTTAGATGAACCAGTTTCACCCCATGACCACATACCAGATGAATTACACTCAATTCCTCTATAATCTGTTCCACCTCCACCGTTTGCATATAATCTAGTGTTAGCTCCATCTAAATAAAAACCAGAAACATTATCTTTTTGATAAACTATAACTTTACCTTGAGCAGATATTTTTAACCGTTTACTAAAATCACTAGCAGCTCTTGTATAAAATTCAAAACCACCTATTTCAGTAAATATATTATCAACAACAGCTCTTATGCTTCCCCAGTATTTAGGGTTTCCAGAATTATCTTTTGCCCCCATGTTAATATATGCAGCTGTATCACCATTTGATGGGCTGGTTTGATTTAAAATCAAATCCATTTGTGGGCCATAAGTATTTGCATTTTTTACCACCCGAATCATGTCACCAGTTCCTTCAAGATGTAGTTTAGCAAGAGGTGCGGTTGCAATTCCAATACCAACGCTTCCACCTGATTCAGGGTTTAACCAAGTAGTATATGGTGAAGCTCTATCAAGTCTAACATGTGTAGTGTAAGCTCCAGCTAATTTAGTATAAAGTTCAGTAAAGTTACTTGCTTCAAAATATCTCATACCAGCTCCATAACTTGGTGTTTGACTATCAGCAAAACTTAAATACTTTGTGCCACCTGATGGTGTGTTTATGCAAATTCCCTCATCAGGGTATGAAACGTCCCAAGGAGCAAAAGCACTTGTACTATTAGCTCCATTTAATTGCCAAATATCACCAGCGGATGTTATCTGCATTTTATCAACATCATTTGTTCTAAAATTCATTAGATTTTGCTCATGGTGGTAATATATTTGACCAGGGTTTATATCGCTTGCATCTGCAAAATTAATAGTAGAATAACCCGTATCTCCTGTTACAGATATTCTTAATTCAGTTTGTGTAGAACCATCGTTTATTTCTAACTTAGCACCAGGCGAAGGCGCTCCAATTCCTACTTTATCTCCAACTATAATCATAGCAACAGTACCACTACCAGTACCAGTTCTAAAGTTTATTGTTTCATCAGTTCCGTGCCCAAAAATATCTAACTCACCAGTTGATAAAACTGAAACGAAGGCAAACTCACCATTATTTTCAAATCTAATATGTTGGCTTGTATTTTTAAGAGTTAAAGAAGCAGTGACATGAGCACTATCACCTATACCAACGTTTCCTGCGAAAGTTGCTGCTAGTGGTTTTAGTATTAAAGCATCTGTTGTTGTGCCATTTACATTACCAGTTGACGTTCTAAATCTCCATTCACTATCAGTTGCATTAGATGAAAAATACGTATACAATGCCATTTTTCTACCACTCTGTATTGCTTCAAAAACATTACCATCCGGGGCAGAATCGTTTATAAATATACCGTCTGTTGTTATGTTTCCAGTTATTGTAACTGTTTCATTTGCTGTAACAGGGCCATCAAGAGTTATTCCTGAATCGCCTCTAAGGGTAATTGTGTCTGTTCCGAATAGTAA